TAGACTGTCAGCGTGCCCTTTTTATCCATCCCTAGGTGGCGCTGCATGAGATACGCAAGCGGCGCCGGCGTGCTGTACTGCTGCAGGGCCATGCTCTTGGAGTCGCGCTGCGTGAGACCGGCCTGTAGTTCGTAGAGGTCTTTTGCCTGCTGCAGCTTTTCGCTGGGGCTCGCCTTGCTGGTGAGGACTTCGCGCAGGGCCTTGACCACTGCGAACTCGAACGCCTCCTCGACGTACTTGTGCTCGTAGCCTTTGCCCGGGGCGAGATCAGTCAGCTTCACGCCCATGAGCGCTGCGACGCGCTTACGCAGGGTGCCCCGGTCGTGCTTCACGCGGTTGCGTAGATCTTCGACGAAGTAGGCTCCGAGCTCCACAGTCTTGATGTCGCTTGGAGTGCCGACTTCGGGGGCCTGTGCCTCCTGTGCAGGGGCGGCCTTAGCCTTCGGAGCGGCTTTCTTCTCCACCGGAGCGGGCTTCTCTTTGCCCTCAAGGGCCTGCGTAAGTGCCGTCCTGGCAGCGCGCAGCCGGCGTAGCGAGTCCTCGCTTGTGGTGGCCCCTATTGTAAGCTCCACCGCTTCAAGCTCCTCGCGTATTTCTTCCACGGTATCGGGGATAAGCTCGGCGGGGTACTCAGCTACAGGGGCCTTGGGCGCTGCAGCCTTTTTGGGAGCGGCCTTCGGCTTCGCCTTGGGCGCTTCTACCGGCACGCTCGCCGGCTTCGTGGTGTCGGCGGTCTTAACCCACTGTTTGAACTCTTCTACGGACATTTCAGCCACGCCCATGATGCGGCTGGGGCCGGTGTCGTCGTAGTTATTCAGGTAGATGCTTCTCGCTTCGTCGGCAGTTTTGGCACCCATCACAGCTTTGTGTTCGTCGAAGGAGCCGTCCGGGTTCTTTTGGTCTACCACAAAGATGCGGTCGGTCTTCTCGTCTGGAGAGAAACCAGCAGGCATGAACACATCTATCTGGTCGCCGTCTGCCCCCTCGGTGCGCTTGATGTAGCCATAGTGATCTTTCAGTTCTATTTCCCACGCGTTGCCCTTCTCGTCAATGCCTTTACGCACTGACCCTGCAGGGTTTTCGATGGATACGTTGATTCCAGGGTACGGGGTAGGATGGCCCTTGGCGTAGTTGCCGGCCTTGGCCTGGGCTTCGGTGGGCTCCGCCTTGTCGTTCGCAGGTGAAGGTGCGGCTTCGTGCGCCGCTGCGTCAAGAAGTTCTGCGTCTGTGAACTCGTCGACCATGTCGCTGCCGTACTTTTTGCGCAACCTTTCACGCGTGGTGCCGACGCCCTTGGCTTCGCGGATCTCTTCTCGAACCTCGTCAGCCATCCATGCCGGGGCTTCCAACTTGGTTGCCTTCGGCTCCGGTAGCTTGCGGCCTGGCTGATCTGCCTCTGGTGCGGGCGCTTCTTCAACCTCTGGCTCGTTCTTCTCGATGAAGGCGCGCAGCTGCTCGGTCGGCACGTCTTTGAGCATGCTCTTCGGAACGCCCAGCTTGCGTGCGCGTGCGTGAAGATCTGCAGTGACCGCCTCGTCCTGGCCTGCTTCCATGCCGAACTCGTGCGCCTGGCCACGGCTCGCACCGGCGTCTAGCGCCTCCTGGTAGGCTGTGTCGTAGGCAGGGCCGTAGTCAACGAGACCTTGGGGCTTCTGGGTGGGTTGTACCTCTGCAGCGGGCGTGGGGCCCGGTGGGGGCTGCGTCGGCTGCATCGGTACGTTAAGGGCTGGGCCTCGAGTCATGGGGATAGCGCCGCGCGGGGCTTGGCGCCCTGCACCGGCTGCATGCGCCGCCTCTGTAGCTGCCAGAATCTGTGCGTCTATGTCGCCGCCGTCGCCGGTGAGACCTGCGGCTGCTCCATCGGCTTTGATCGCCGGGGTTGCGCGTGCGGCAAGGTATGTTCCTCCGCCGCCTGCCAGGCCGGGGATGACGGTTGCATAAAAGGTTTTCTTTGTGATCTCCCACATGCGGGGCAGGAGCTTGTCTGCGTCGAGCTCGCTCTGTAGCTCGGGAATATTCTCAACGTCGCCGACAACCTTGTTGACTGCAGCGTTGGCGACCTCTTGCAAGTTCTCAGTGATGATCTCACCGGTCTGCGACTTGGCGTGTTCGAGTAGGCCCTTAACCAGCGCCTGTTTGACGGTGGCCCGGCTTATGGCCTTGGCCCCTTCGTCAACACCCTTCTTCAAAAGAATCTGGCCAGCTTTGCGTACGGGGGCGGTGAGGATATGCAGGCCCGCCATTTCAAGGGCGCCCTCTGCCAGACCATAAACGGCTCCGCCAATCTCAGCTGCAGTTCCGCTCGCTCCGGCCTCGATTAGATCCTGCGTGGTGCGTCCCTGCGCAGATCGTGCGTACGCTTCTGCCATGCCGCCGGTGAAACCCACCTTGAAGCCGGCCACGCCACCACCTGCAGCGGTGAGTATTGCTCCAGGGCCAGTTACTGCGCCACTCGCAGCTCCGATAGCCGCGCCGGTTGCGCCAAGCTGCACACCGCGCTTCAACGCGTGAGGGAAAATAGCCGCTTGCTGTCCTACTAGCTCGGAGAAGCCCTCTACGACCTTCTCGACAAACCCTGCGTCTTCATTGTCGCTGGGGGATGCTACCTGCACGCCTGCACGCTCAAGCTGGAATTGCTCTTCTTCGGTAAGGCCGCCCTCAAAGCGCTGCTTGAAGAGTAGTTCGCCTTCGGTCATGGTGGCTTTGCCGCGCCTGAACTCGCGACCTATCTCCATGCCCAGGAAGCCTTCTTCTTCTTTTTCTGAGAGGTGGGTTACTATATCTGCGTCTTCGTGGCCAGACGCACGCGCGCCCTCTAGGTCAAACCCGCGTGATTCTGCAAGATGACTTGCTATATCTGCATCGCTGTAGCCTGCCTGCCGAGCGCCCTCTACGTCAAAGTACGCCATCCAATTACCCCTGTGGGCTAGAGATTAAACGCTGAGAGCGGCTTCCTGTTGGTCATATCGACCGGCACTGCACTTCCTGCGTGCGAGGGGATCAGGGCGTCGCTTATGGCAACTCCCTGCTTAACCCCTGCGCGCACACGCTCTGGGGATACTCTACGCGGTAGCTCCGGCGGGGGCAACTTATTCATTGAAGTGGGGTGATACCCGGCGTCCCTGATTGCCTGTTCATGCTCGGATATTTCGCTGGTGGCGGCCTGTATGTTCGGGCTTTCAGCAAGGAACTCCTCGATCGTCTTGAATGTTCCGTCGTCTTTTTGGAGCGCCGCCCTCTTAACGGGGTCGCCGTTGAGGTCGTGGTACTTCTTCTCAAGCACGCCGCGCTCACGCACGAGCCTGTCCTTGGCTTTGTCCAGGGCGTTGACAGCACGGCGTACGCTCTCGGGTACGTCCTTCATCCCCGAGTCGGTTTCCTTCAATGCAGCAACGGCCAGAGCGCTCTTGCCCTTCATTTCCTGCAGCTTGCGTGCCTCCACGCCCTTTGCCTTCTCGACCTTAATCGCTTCGGTGGTCTTGGCCTGGCGGGTCTTCTTGGCCGCGAGCTCGGTAGCTTTACGCACGGCGCTCGAAGCAGCCACGTTGCCTACCGCGTTCGCCTCTGCGACTGGCAGGCCCTGCTCTAGCAGCGAGACAACCTTCGTCACCGCAAGCCGTTCCTGCTCGTCGAGGGGGTTCTTGGTATCAGCCAAGAGCTCTTTATACGCAATCATAAGAGACTGCGCGGAGCGTGTTTCTTTAAGCTCTGCTGCTGCCGTCTTGTCGCCGGCTTCAAGCCTGGCCGAGAGTATGGTCACTCGTTTTTCCAGGGGGCTCATGCGTGAAAAGTTCTTTATCACCTTGTCGTTTGCGTCGATACCAAGCTTGGCTTCTTTGCGTACGTCGTCAAGCGACTTCACAATAATGGGGTCGTTAGGGTCGGCTGACCTGCCCTGCGTAGCCGGGACTACAAGCGGGCTGCCGTCCGGGCCGTTAAGTTGTTCGCCGGTCTCCGGGTCTACGACGCTCATGGCGACGCTCATGGTGTTGGCCTGGGGGTCGTAGAGCACGCTGACGATCTGCCCCACTGTACCCTCGCGCTCAGTCAGGTTGCCCTCTGCATCAGATGTCGAGTACATGCTGACGGCTCCACCGCGATCGGCTGAAAGGCGCTCTAGCGACTGGAACACCTCTTCGTTTTTGGCGCTGCGCTGGATGCTCACCGGCCCCTGCGCCTGCATGCCTTCAAGCTGGTCGGCGAACTTACCCACGTTTGCGTGCGCCTGCATCACTGTTCCCGGCATTTCGTTCTTATGGAAGTTGATGGTGCCCACGGCGTTATTGGAGAGAAAGGCGAGATCTTCGGGAGTCGCTACGTCTGCGTCGAGCCTGGCCTGGATGCCGGTGAGCTTACGAACTTTCTTTTCTTCTCCGCGCCGCTCAAGAAGGTACGCACGATCTTCGGCGGTCGCGGTCGCCGCTGTCTCACCGGCGGCTATAGTTTGCTCGTGCCTCTCGATCGCCCGGCCCTCTGCTCCGACTGCCCGCCCCTCTGCAGCGTCAAGGCGATCCTGCTTGCGCTTCTCGCTCTCTATGCCAGTCAGCGCAGTGTAGGTGTCGATAGCGCCAGCAATCGGATTATACCCTGTGTTAGCCATCTTGTCGAATACGCCCATTGTCTTATCTCCCTAAAACATTCCGCCGATGGTAGAACCAAGCGCCCCACCGATTGATGCGCCAAGCGGGCCGCCAAAGTACGCACCTATAATCATTCCCAATGTCCCGGTTGCGGTCATGTTGCGCGCCGTCTTAGCAGCTTCTTTCTTTAACTTGAGCTCTCGCTCTTGGAAACTGGCGGCCTGCTCAAGCCCGCGCCGCTGTATGTCGAGGCCCTTCCTGGCCGTCTCTCTGCTGGCCGCGTGGCCCGCTCCGGTAACCGCTCCGGTGGTTGCGCTGCGCTTGTACTGGCTGCCTGTTTTAAGTATTCCGGCCATAGCTAATAACCTCCAGATGCGCCGGCTGTGGTGCGCCCGGCCTGCAAGCCGCCGAATGCAATGTCACGGCTGCGCGTTGCAATCCTTTGCCTTATCCTGTTTGCTGCGTCCACGGTCGAAAGAGAGCGCTGCCTGTCCCATCCCTTAGCGCTCTGGATGGCTGCAGTGCCTTTCATTTCCTTACCCAAAGACTGCAGCCGCCTTCTCTGCGTGGCCTGGCCCATGTCTATCGCTTGACTGACGTACGGCTGGGCCTGGTCTATTTCTTCTTGCACGATGCCAGGGTTCATGTAGTGAGTTTTTTGCATCAACTCATCTTCGTAAGGCATGAACCTTGTTCGGTAATCTTCCCACTCGGCCCTTGCGAGCGCGGCCGGGAGCATCTTTGCGTAATCGTCGCTAAAGGCCACGTCATACAGCTTGCCCGTCGGGTCGAACAGCATGCTTGAGGCTAGGTCGCTGACGTTTGTGACTTCTTCTGCCATGATAAACCTCTATCTCCCGTAGTTATAATATTCCGGCTCGCCGCTGAGATCTACCATCTGCCCGCCACCACCAGGATCGTACCCGCCCATTGAGTATTTGGTAGCGATGCCGCCAAAGCTGCTTATTAGGCTGGCCATGTACTCGTTGTTGCGTATCTGCTGGCCAGCCGTCATTTCTGCACCAAACATGCTGCTCGCAGCGTCCAGCTTTTCGATACCGAACTGGTAGTTCCAGTCGCTTATGGCTTGCGTTGTAGCGATCCCTGCCGCCTGGCCAAGCGAACTGACTGCAAAATCTGCGCCCCCACGGCCAAGCTCTACGACGTTCTGCGTCATCGCGGCCTCTTCGGCGGCAAGCCCGCTGACGCCCTCTACGGCGCCGCGCGCTGCAGCTACCGCGAGAGACCCGCCACCTACAGCGTCAATGGCTCCGGCCTTACCTTTACCACCACCGTATGCTCGTGCGAAGTCGCCGGTGGTGCTGGCCTTCTGCATGATGTTTGCGTTTATCGTGCCCTGCACTTGAGGCGTGAAGCGCCTCGTGTCGGTAACGTCGGCGATCGCTTTGTTCTCAAACGGCACGTAGCTCTCGATGTACCTGTTCCACTGCTCCCCGCTGATTGCTGCGATCTCTCTGTCGAGCGGAGTTGCGTCGCCCTCTTCGTACATCGCTGATATTTCATCGAGGAGGCGCTTTTGCTCTGCGTCTTGGGCAACCTGGGCCGCTTCTTCCCTACGCACGTCAGCCGGCTTGGGCGTGGTGACAGAGCCGTGTTCGCCGCCGGGCGGGGATGTCCACTGATCGTAGAAGTCTTGCGACGCCTGCCGGTTGCCGACCCAATCTCCGACTTCAACCATGAGCTTTTCAGTCGGATTGTACTTTATGTACGGGAGATTGCCTTCTTCGTCGCCGACCAACGGCACCTTGATAGACTCTTCGATGGTCTCCCACGGCTTCGTTAGCGAAGTTACGGTATCGCCTACCGCCTTATCTCGGGTGTCTGACCAAATATCGAACGCCAGGCCGTAAACACCCTCAGTCATCTGCGTAAAAATATCGCGCATCTGCGCCTCCTGCTTCGTTTGTTACGGTACATCCTAGCCGCATGCGTATGCGTGACGCAACTTAAACCGTGCGTGACTACTTGACCCTTATCACAGAAAGCGTTACGTCACGCCCAAGGAAGTTCTTACTCGCCCCTCCGCCGTCTGTTCTTGATACCCATAGTTCCACAGTATCACCTGCGGCGAGTGAAACCAAACCCGACCCCCCCGCCGAGCCGATGTCCCCCGACGCAGCTAATTTACGTTCCGTGTGGATATTCACGAAGCCAGTAACACCATTGTTTATGAACACTTGTGCCTCGAAATCGGTTGAGGCAGACCCGCTAAACGACATGGCGAATGACACGTAATACGTTCCCGTGTCCCCAACGGTGATATGGTCGTTTGCATGGTCTGGGGTCATCCCGTTCGACGGGTCATTAGTGTCGAAATAGGGATACTGATACCAAGTGTCCTGTGCCGCCAGTGCGAGGTTGGAGGTGTTCGCGTTGACCGATAAACCGCCGTGCATTTCTTGAGCGGCCAGACCATCTTCCCACCTCTTAGCCTGGGCATTGGATACGTGCCTTACCTTTGCGGCGTCACTGGAAGTCGGGTCGGCACCCAAGACATTGACTATTTCCGAATGCTTGGTCGCGTGGGGATTGCCTTCGATGTCAACATGCTCTTGCCACACCTTAGCCTGGGCGTTGGATACGTGCTTGTTGTGCGCTACGTTCGAGGATGTTGGGTCAGCTGCGTAGACGCCCGATAACTGCTGGTGAGTGAGCACGGTAGGGTCGGTCGACGGGGTTGAGCTAATGCCTGCCACCGTTGTCGCAGCGCCACCCACGGCCAGGGCTCCGAAGTAGACTCTCAACTCGTCGAAGTTCCTGCGTACGTTTGCGTCTACGCTGGCAGGAAGCACTATTATGTTTGGGAGCTTAGCCATCGTCGTCTATCCGGTCGAGTTCTTCCATCGAGCCTGCGATAAAGACCTGGGAAACATTGTGCGTCCCCTCGATCTGTACCTGCCAGCGCCTGCCGGTGAAGTCCGGAGGCAGCCTGAATGCTTCTTCGCTTGCGACTGCCTGCGTGTGGATCAGCGCGCCGTCGAGGTAGACCTTGGCGGTCACAGGGTAGTTGTCTGCGTAGACGCGCATAGCGCCAAAGCTCGCCTCGTAGGGGGTGAACTGCGGGCCGCTCTTCCAGGTGTAGGTGAGGGGGGAGGCTGAATCGCCATCCCAGGCCCGTATCGTGCTGCCTGCGTAGACGTGCATCCCGAGGCGATCGCCGCCAAGATACGCATGCAGCGCCGTTGCTTCAAGTCCGGAGAGCACTATAAGCTGCCCTGTTTTCGGGTTGAAGACAAGGCCGCCCCTGGTTGCGTTTGCGTCGCGCGGATTTGTGTACCCGGTGATTGCGTCGTATGAGCTATCGAAGAAAGCGACGTAGTGGCCGGCGTACTCGCCAGCTACCATCGTGGCCGGGTAGTAATCCTTCCACTCCCTTTCGGTGATTATCCCCTCGGTAATCAGCTTCGAGCCGCCGACACTCACGCTGGCGATGCCCTCGGAGCACGGGTAGAGTATGTCTCCGTTGACGTTTGCCACTCCCCGCCTGCTCGCGCACGCATAACCCGTCTCAAGTCGCTCTATGGACAAGGCAGACGGGTCGGTGCCGGTTGTGATGGTGGGCAATCCGTTTGTCAAAACCAACAGAGAGTTGCCGAAGGCCGCCAGGGCGATTATCTGCTCGGTCACTGCGAATGCCTGCTCAAGTAGCCACGCATGCACCTGGTACGGCGCAGAGATATAGACTGCGTTGCCCGAGCCACCAAGCGGGTCGTTCGGTGCGAACCCGGCGAGCGCGCCCCACGGCAAGGCCACTAAGCCTATCATGTCGTCCGGGGGAGGCAGCCAGCCCTCGGAGCTCAAGACTTCGCCGAAGTCCGTAAACTCGTGCAGGACTGGGGTGGCAACAGTTGCCGCAGGGGCAAGGGTCTCTGCAAGCTGGTATGCCGTGCCGCTAGTGCCCGTGTTCGTGAGATAGATGCGCTTCTCGTCCATCGGGCGGTAGATGGCTCCAAGCGTCGTCTCAAGGGCCGTTATGTCGATCTGCTGGCCGGGCAAGGTCGTAACGATGTCCGACACCGGCGACGGCGCGCTCTCTTCCCCGTACTCGTTGACGAAGGTGTAGACAACCGATCGGGATATTGCCTCTGTCGGGTCGTCTGAGGTAGCCACGCCACTCACCGCAACAGTCGGCGCCGTGATGGGAGCGGGCACGCCGATTGCGTACGAAACTTGCGGATACGCACCGGAGCCGCTATCAATGATGTCGCTCGAAGTAACCTTCGGCACGCCGTCGCCAGTGAAGTAGCAGCGGTCAAACGTGTCGTTTACGATTGGGGTCATCGTCGCCTGAACGTCTGCAAGCCACGTAAGCCAGTATTCGGTGCCGGCGTCACGCTGCGCCGAGCTCTGGTAGCGAAAGAGAGAGCGATAGGGGGGCCACGTCGACAAGGGGGAGGGCGCGACTATCAACGACGGGTTGAACCAGGGGGCAAGCCCACCGCTCATAAGCCGGCAATTCTGCGCTGTCACGGCTGCACCAACCGGCAGCAGATGTTCGGACATGCGCGGGGCTATCCCGAGAAACCTGTCGAAGGTTAATTTCATACCACCGGCCTTTCGGGTGCGTTTGCGTTCTCGCCGCCGAGGTCGTCCTTGTCGGGTGCGTACGCAGGATCAATCGCGGTGCGTACGCCCATGGAGCGCATGAACGCCTGGTAGTGCTTGTCGCTGCGCTCACGGTTCGGCGCGCTTGTGGTGTCTTTCCCGAACGCCCTGAACAGGACGTAGTCGATGATTGCAGGCTCCCAGGAGTTGTCTATGGCGATAGTCTTTGTCAGATCAGTAAGGGGCGTCGGGGGGGCCGAGACTTTGACCTCTATCCTTTGGTCAGTCGAGTCTGGCTGCGTCGGGTAGACGTAAAAGATCTTCTGGTCGCGCTCGTCGAACCAGAAGCACTGCACACTTTTGTCTGCGTACTCTGCCAGGTGCCAGTCGGGAAACGCCACGTCAAGCTGTGCGCGCTCAACAGGTCTGATACCTGCACCGGCCACGGCTCCTGTGCCCATGTTGCGTATCACGTCGATAAGGCTGGAGTGTTCAGCTGCTATTGCCTGCTTAGAGCCAGCTACCAGCGCGATATTTGCTGTGAGCATGAAGACGTTGGGCTTGAAGGACTGTATTTCTGCCTGCGCAAGATTGATCCATGCGAGAAGTTCAGGCTCTGTCCAGCGTACGTGTGCTGTGTCGCTGAGAGTGTAGCCAACTTTTAAAGCGATCGCCGTTCCTACGATGGTTCCCATAGGGAATTACCTCATGCGAAAAGTAAATTGACGCGGCGCCCGGTGCGCAACGATGCCCCTGAGTCTACCGCGCGCATGATGGCTTTTTCTAACAGCGGGGAAACCATTGTAGCTATCCCGGCTGCGCTCGCCATGTGCAGCACAGCGTCTTGAAAGAGGTGGTCGTAAAAGCCGTTCCAGGGGAGCTCGTCTTTCATGTCGACCAGCGGCGCCGGCGTGCGGAACATCATAACATTCAGGGTGTAGGCCGTGTCGTGCGCGGGGAATATTTCCATGATGCTGCCACGAATGTCGTATTCGCGTGCCGTGCTGTTTTCCGGGTCTACAACGTAGTCCGAGCGCGGGCGCGTAAGGGGCCGGAGGATGGCACTGGTAGTGTCACCCCCCGGCGTGAGAAACGTCACGTAAGGGAAGTCCTTGGCAATACCGAGCATGTCCAGCGGTAGATCCACAACCGATACACCGATCGCCTGTTCTTCGCTCTCCCAGATGTCACGCAAGAGGTCGCTGTGTACTTCCCACAACCTGCGTGCGATAGTGACCTGGACTGCGTGCGCTGCGTCGACGAAGCTGATGGTCGGCTTCATGTGGGGCATGCGGTTGATAACCCGCTGGAATAGCTCAAGTACGGTCATTTAAGGCCTCTCTTACTTTTTGGCTTTCGCCTTCTTGCGCTTACCAGAGGCACCCTTTTTCCTGGGGGCTGCCTTTTTCTTTTCGGGAGCGGTCATGCCGTCTTGCGCGAGCTTGACAACTTCCTTTTGGGGAGCGGTGGCTTTGGTTTCAACTGCGTCTGCGTCACCATCGCCCAAGTCAACCTCTTTTTCCTCGGCAGGCGCCATGGTCTCAACTTCTACTTCTACCACCGGCGTCCCTGCTTCGGGCTCTTCGGCTTCCTCGTGCGCCTTGACCTTGGGAGCCTTGTCGATCTTGCGACCGATGCGTATTTCCTCTTTCGAGGGCTGGTAAGGCTCCATGTACGCCTTCATATCCATGAGGGGTTTCTTCTCAAAGATAAGGCCCGTGTTAGTGTTGACAATGTACTTACTCACTTGGTACTCCCTTCCTAGACGGCGCGCAGGATCATGTAGGCCAGCTTGTGAGCGGTGCTCGGGTCGGCAGACATCGTCACCGTCAGGGTGTCAGCAGTCAACACCGATTTCAAGATGGTGTCGGTGTCGTCGGTTGCGCCGTAGCAAACGATAGCAACGTCAGTCGCGAGTGCGCCGGCGACCGTGATTGCTTCGGCAGCTGCGCCACCAACGGTTGTGTGCAGACCGGCATAGGCGATGAAGTGGCTCGGTACGCAGCCGCCGACAGGTCGGAGGACTACATAGTGGAGCGCGTGTACCGTGCTCGGGTCGGCAGACATTGTTACCGTAACCGTATCTGCGGTGCAGATGGTGTCGGAGATCGTGTCGGTGTCGTTGGTGGCTGCGTAGACGGCAATCGCGATGTCAGTTGCCTTGACTCCGGTTACCGTGATCGCTTCGGCAGCTGCGCCGCCAAGCGTGGTGTGCGTACCGGCTGCGAAAACCTCGAAGCCCGGTACGCCGCCTGCGCGCAGGAGTGCGAATCCGTACGAGTGGACGGTGCTCGGGTCGGCTGAACCGAGGATGGTGAGCCGCCCGCCAGAGGCCAAGGCCGCAAGGATCTGGTCGTTGTCGTCGCTTAGGGTGTGGCCAACGACTGCGACATCACCGGGAGCCTGGACTGCCTGCAGGGGGATTACTTCCGTTGCGTCGCCGCCGATTGAGGCGACATCGCCGCCTGCTACGATGGCATAGCCGCCTGCGGCCGCGCCTACAGAGCGGAAAGATGCGGAGGTGGTGCTGCCCTGGTTCACGTAGCGAGCTACCTGGCCAAGGGCGGCGTCGGACTTGACGAATACGCATCCTACTGCGTAGCCAGCGGCGCCGTCAGCGGGTACGGTCTCGCCGTATACGTCGCGTGCGTTGCCTAGCGCGTCGCGTGCGACAACCTGGGCGGCGGCAGGATCTCCCTTGTCGCCAATCTGATGAAGGGTGCCTACGGTTACATTTTGAAAAGTTGCCATGTGATTCTCCTTCGTTACGTAAGGATGGTTTAAACAGCAGCCCCCCCGAAGGGGGCCACCGGGTCTAGCTCATGTCGATCCCGAGAATGCGGATCTTGATGGTCGGGTTCGTGGTCACGGTGCCACCGCCGATAGCCGCCACTGCTTCGATGTAGCCAGCGGAGGTGCCCACGGTCACGGGGGCGATGGTGGTGGAGCTCTTGTGCTCAAGCGCCGAGATATTCGCCGCAGGCGTAAGCGTGGTGCCTACGACTTTAAGCTGCAGGGTACAGGTGCCGGTGCCGCCCACCTGAACGACGGTGCTCTCGATCGTCGCCGCTATAATCATGTGATTGGCGGGGATGTTGAGCAGATTTACAACGTCGCCGTTTGCGATCTTGGCGGCGAGAAGATCATCGAGATCAAACTCTCTCTCGATGCAGTACGGCGCACGACTGGCGCCGACCTGCTTCTTAGCCAGGGTTTTTTCATCAGCCGCAGAGGTTGCGGAGGGAAGATCGGCCATTAGAGGCTCCTTCTTTTTATGTCAGATCAGGGGCTTGCGCCCCATCACTGAGCGGATTGACTAGCCGGCCTGTGCGTAACCGGTGCCCATGTACTTCGGGTTGACGACTTTGTAGCCGTAGACCTGCAGACCCTCAAGCGCCTGGCCAAAGGTGTTCTGCAGTTCGATCTTGCGCTCCTTGATAAGCTGAGAAGCGAAGGTCAGCGCGCCGACATGGCCAAACATCAGGGGCCATACGGAGGTTGCGCCCGAGCCGCTTGCGGCGGTCAGGTTGTTGGACTTGTAGATCATGAAGTTGTCGATCTCACCGATGCGTCCGTTACGCAAGGTCTGGTTGCTGGAGTCGCCGGTGAAGAGCGCGCTGCGCAGGTCAGACTTTTTGAGGCGGTTGCAGATGATGTTCGGCAAAACCATCCAACGGCCGGCGCTTTCGGGTACGGCCTGCTCGGAGAGCACGCTTGCGGCGTCGGCGATGAAATCGAGCACGTTGGCCTTGGTCAAGACCAGGGGGGCGCCGGTGGTGCCCATGTTGTAGCTGCTGGAAATCAAGCCAGCGGTGAGACCGGTGTTGTTCGAGTCGACTTCGGTGTAGATGTTCGCGAGAACGTCCTTGTCGATCGTGATGCCCATGGCCTCGGATGCGTCACTCGCCCACTCGTCCAGGGCGTTGATGTCGAACTGGCGCTCGTCGATCGCGTCAAGGCCGACGCTGTAGAACTTGGCCTTGTCGATCGTGAGCTCAACGGCTGACGGCTCCGAGAACTGACGCGCGGCGTTCAGATCCATGTTGCGGGTGTAGTCGGCAATCGCGATGTCGGGGCGAGTGCGGATAAGGACGGTATCGCCCTGTGTTTTGATCTCACCTTCGTAGTCGCGCTGTGCGATCTCGCCAAAAACGGTCTTGTCGTAGAACTTCAGCAAGAGCTTTTTGGCGTAGATAACCGGCGTGTACTTCGATGCGTGAGCACTCGAATACTGCGGATAGTTACCCGCGACTGGTATGGGTAGGGACATTACTATTTCTCCTCGCTACTCCGAAATCCTACCGTGCACCATAGCGTCCATGATCTCGGCTTCCTTCAGCTTGAACTCTTCGTCCTTCCCCTTGTACCTTCCCTTTGAAGCATCGTCGTAGAACTTGTTGGTTTCAGCAGTGGTGAACCACTTGCCTGCACCGTGCTGCGAATTGGGATCAGCTACGTCGGGGTTAGGGTTAGCGCGTGCGTCAGGGGCCTGCATGGCAAGCTGTTCGGCGGTCAGTTGGGTCGTAGCAGCATCATCGGCTGTTGGTTTGTTTTCGGGCGGCCTCTTGGCAGCCTTGTAATCGTTGAAGAACTTGGCGACCGCCTGTGCGTCACCGGCTGCGTAAGCCCGATTCATCAGCACATTTGCGTACTCGCCGGTCGCTTCGTCCTTCGTGACGTATGACCAATCATTGAAACCCTGTGACTCGTTGACCTCAAGCCAGTCGCGGCCCGCGTACGCAGCAATCTCGCCGTTAAGCGCCAGCCGTGCAGCGTCTGCGTCTGTTTCCAAGAGAGGTTCCAGCACCGTTTCCTCTACCGGCTTTCGTTCTCCGGCCTGCTCTACTGTCAGGGCCACCATGGCGTCGGCGGCGGGTTTACCGTACTCGGCTACCAGCAACTTGTAAGCGTCGGACTCAACGGCGGCGGCAGGGTTCGCCTTCGCTGCTTCTCTGAGCCTTTTCACTTCTGCTTCGAGCTTCACGATGTACTCGCCACGCCTGCGTGACTCTGCGAGGGCGCGCGGGGTCTCCTTGTTGTACTTCCCTTGCAGCGTAGCGAGTCTTGCCGTTAAGGCCGCAATGGTCTCCTCCGGGGAGAGTTGCGGTGTCTGTTCGGCTGCCTTCGGCGCTGCTGCGGGTTGGGCGGCGGCTGCTGCTGGGTCGGCTCCGGGGGCTGCAGGTGCGGCGGCGGCGGGCTGCGCTTTGCTCGGGTCGTCGCCTTCAACTACAGTTGCGGAGTCGGTCTCCTGCAGGACAAGCAGATCGTCCAATTCGGCCTGTGTTCTTTTCTGCGGGTCTTGAAAATTGGGCATGCGTCGTTTCTTTCTACTGCCGCCGAGGCCGCCCGAAATGGGTGTGACCTTTTAATCGGTGTGGCAGGATAATGCGTATTCTAAAGACTGCCTTGCCCTTTCGAGCTCAGCAGATCTATATTCTCAATAAATTCGTCCAGAAAAAGCGCCTTACCTTGGGCCCGGTGCATAAGCACTGGATCGGTGTGTCCACGCAATTCTCTATCAGCTTGCGTACGCATTTCAAGTAGCAAATCGTAGAGGGACGTTCTTTTCAGGTTCGCAAGGCCGTTTTTTTCAGCCTGGGTGAGTGATCGCGCTAACATCTACGCACCTCCTCCGGGCCTTACGCCTCGCCGATTCTGCGCTAAATTATCGTCTGTGCCGCCTGCTGGGTTGCCTGCGTCGTCCTGCGTGCGCGGGGCTGGGCCCGGGGCTTGTGAGCCCTTCGGCTGTGCCGGTGCCCCTACAGGCTGCGGCCCCGTGTTGCCCTTGCCGCGCATGGCCTGCGCCTGTAGCTGTTCGGCTACCTGCTTCATCATCGCTTCAAGGTCTTCTATCTCGTCTATGTCGAGCCCCAGGTCTTTGGCCTGCTGCATAATCATCTTCGAGCGGTTCTTCAATCCTACCAGCTGCACGTCTATCGGGTTGCCGGTAGCAGCAAGGAACTCGGTGCGCCGCATGGTCTTCTGTTCTTTCTCCACAAGTGCGCTGGTACCGCGCGCAGAGACGTTACAGTCGCCCTTTATCGACTCGTCGGGGTCATACAGCATATTGTAATCGTAGAGCCTTGAGATAGCGCCCTCGATTATTTCGTCTATGTGGCCTACGACCTTCTTCATCCCGCGAGTTGCAGCTGTCATCAGCATGGACAAGCCGGAGCTCGTGCCACCGGCGCCGCCCAGGTTGGAGTTGCCGTGAGCCCAGCGCGGTATGCCAGTCTGGTCTTCGGCCATCGTCATAAAGAACTCGAAGGCCTTTAAGAGCCCGTCAACGATCATCTTCGGCTGGTAGTAGCGCACCGCCGGCGAATCGTTCATCTGCCGGTTGCGTGACTCAAAGATTTTCCAGGGGTATATATTCGTCGTGCCGTCCGGTATGCGCTCCAGGTCTATTTCTACCATGGGGCCGGATGCGAAGACTGCGTTGTTTGCCAGCGCGCGTGCGGTGGAGTTGCACATATCCTGCAGGTCTGCCATGAGCTCGGGGGCGCCCTTGTACCAGAACGAGCCGGGGATCTTCTCGTAGCCGGAGATATTGTAGGGCTTGCGATCGAGCTTGTCGGGGTTGAGGACTGCGCGAATTACGTGGTTGCCCACCTTCCATGCGTCGATCTCATACTCCATGTTTGCGTCGATGTCGCCTTCAAAGCCCCACTCCTGAAGGTACAGGCCCGGGACTGAGCCCCAGAACTGCAGGGCCTCTATCCACTTGATATTTACGGAGTCCTGGTCGCCCTGCTCGTAGATGCGTCGCTCTGCGTCGGGTGGGAGCTCTTCACGATTGCCGCCCCTGCCGTAATCGGTAAGGGCCTGCCGGATCTTCTGGTCGTTGTAGCCGGGCACGCCTATCAGTGCGACAAGGTCTTTGCGCTGCAGGCGGTGGCGCTCGATTAAGAAGTCGTCGTTTACTCCGCGAGACCCCGGGGCCGGGTACATATCGAAGGGGCTGACGCGCTCGAACTCCGGCACCAGCTTATTTTCTACCTCCACCACCCACTTGCCGTTTTCGTCCTGGCCCCACTTCTTGCGCTTGCGGTATCTCAGCACCGGGCCCTTGAGTATCCCGGCCTTTAACGTGACCAAGTCGTAGATGACGGCCCAGAAGGCGTCATGCCAGCCGCCCTCCACAAGCTGATCGGCGATCTTGGCAGACATGCGCTCGGCGCGCTTCTCGGCTTCGTCCTTGATCTCCTTCAAGACGGCGTCGCGAGTCTCTTCTGCGTACGCCTGTATCTCGGCTTCAAGCAAAGCGCTGGGGATCTGCTCTTTCGCTGCGACAGCCTGACTCAAAACCTCGCTACGCACGCCGGCGACGTTCTGCTCGATCTCCTGCATTACTTCTTGGGGGAGCTCGGGGATTGGAGTAGGCATAACCTGCCAGGGTTGCTCTGCTACGGGGCGAAGTATGTCTTCAATCCACGCCTCGGCTGCCCGGCACTTGGTAGCGGTGAGCAGCATGTAGACTTCCGAGCCGCCCATTTCTCTGATCTTGCTGATTTTGTCCGGTGCGTAGACCCCGTGCCGCTGACGCAAACTGAGAAGCATCACGTCTTCGATGGTCGTCTTTGCGTTCTTGGCTTCCTGCCAGCTTTGCTCAACGTAGGCGGCCAGGCGGTCTATCTGCGGCGCAACGGGTGCGTACGTGGCCGTGGCCTGCGCCTTTTGGTCGGCCTCTATCGCATCGTTGTTGCGCACATGCACAAGCCCGACGCTGCTTTCCCCGGGCTTACCTGTTGGTATAGCTTGATCGACGGCCACTCGGCTAACCTCCGTAAGTATCGGCTACTATTTTCACAGTGCATCGCATACGCACGCAAAAGTCAACGTATTTCTAAAAGGGTGCGTCGCCTGATGGGATGTCTTCTCCGGGCCCGTAATCGCCAGCCTCATGCCCGTCGTCTTTCGCTGTCTTGTTGCTGTCGCAAAAGCGAACGTCACGCGCCACTATCTCGGCGACGTACCTGTCTATGCCATCGTGCCCAGACCATTTGCGTTGCTGCAGGCGGCCTGAGACATAAACCTGACTGCCCTTCGAGAGCCACTTTTCGCAAGCCTCTGCCATCTTCCCGAAGACCACGACGCTCACCCACTCTGTTTTTTCTTCGTACCCTTCGGCAGTCTTTAGCTTTTCAGTGCATGCCATCGAGAAGTTGGTTACGGCAGTGCCTTTATCAGTGTGGCGCATTTCAGGCTTCTTCCCCAGGTTGCCGAGGAAGTGGCATTTATTTACTCCGAGTGACATTGCTATCCTCCAGTTCCTCCACGCGCGCTTCCAGTTCGGTTATCCTAGCGGCGGCCCAGTCGTCCTTTTCCGCTTGTGACATTTCACCCCAGACAAAAGGCTGTCCGGTCGATTTATTCCATATCTCATAAAGTTTCATTTCTCCTCCAATTCCTTCACGCGTGCTTTGAGGGCGATTATCTCGTCGCGGTAAAGCTGCAGGAGGTCGGCTACGTGCCTCTCGACTACCTGCCTGAAAGGGTAGTTTTTTATGTCTTCTACTTTCTGTGGTCGGCCCATCATCGTCTCCTATGCCCAGTTGCCAGGGCGCCCCTGGTTCTTGGCGTGAAGGTTCCCGCGCTGCGCTCTACGCATAGAGGGTAGCGGGGTGACTTGTCGAAGGTGTTTCGCGATCGCTGCTGCGATGACAAGATCGTCGTGGCGGCCAGAGTCGGCCTCGTACTTGCCGTCGTCCTGTATTTTGAAGCTCATCATTTCGCTAAAAACGTCTGCGCTCTTTATCCCGTGCGTACCTTCGCGAGCTTCTTGTATCAGGCCGTCGATAATCACCGGGCGCGTAGCCTTCGATGTGAGCCAGCCGTAGCGCTTGCGTGGCTTGCCCGGCGGCTCTGGCACCATTTCGCTGTAGAGGTTTGCGTACCCCGCGCTGAAAAGATACGTGACGACTACTAAGCCGTGATTATTCCTCTCTGGCCCTATCAGCGCGTCGTTGTAGCGTTTGCCTATGGCGAGCAAAAACGCCGCATATTCGTCTGGGTCGCACTTGCCGTGCCACTGCGCAACTTGGTCGCCGGTGCGGTGGTCGATGATATAGGCTGCGTGTGCGTCACCCTTGACAAGCCCCTCTGCAACGTCTGCTGCCATTATGTACGCATTCCCAGGTATCGACTCCTGCCAGACCTTGAAGCGCCCCTCGGGTGCGGCGATGAAGTTTCCGCCAAGTATCTCGTAGCGAGCCGACGGCTCCGGCGCATGGTCTCGCTGCTTGGACATTTCATTGTTGTCAAATACCGGGCGGCCGGTACCCAGGAATGCCTCTTCGGGCGTCGCCGGGTGTTCCTGCTGGAACTTCTCGATGCTGCCTTTGCACTCGTTCGCAATCGTGTACCGGCGCCAGTAAATCTTCTTGTCGCTGAGATTGTAACGCTTGATAATTTCTTCTTCTTTTTTCGTGCGTACAAACCCCGGCGGCACGTCCATTTCGTTTTCTTCAAACACGAACCACGGGAAGAAGATGCTGGTGTAGTCGTTGATGTCGTCTGCCGCTGCGTTGATGCTCTCCTCAACTATCGGGTTGCCAGTCTTCGATAGGCGCTTCACCCAGACGCGGTACTTTGCGTTCCAGAAACGGTCGTGAAACTCTCCGCCTATGCCCTTTGCGGTAGACTCAAACGCGATCTCGGTATTTGGCTTCTTCGGGATGGTCTGCAGTACAGCTGTCAAGAGGTCGTCAATGTTGTTTGGCGGCCACTTAGCGAGCTCGGAGCAGTGCAAGAAATGTATCAGCTGGCTAGACCCCAGATCGTCTTTTCCTGCGGTGGCCACGCGAAACGCAGAGTTGAGCCCCTTGCCTTCGCTGTCGTTAAACTCCATTAGTTTTGCGTTGTTGGAGCGAACCTGTGGACGCAGCGCCTTCGGGCAGAAGTCAAAAAACCTCTTGACCATCTTGAACACGAACTCGCTGGACTGCGGCTCGTGCGTAACCTGCATTGCGTAGCGGTTGGCGAAGAGGCTTGTTTTCTGGTATAGCCTTGCGGAGAAGTAGGTCGTTATCCCCATGCGTCGGCCTTTGAGGATGACCAGACGCACGAGCCGGCGCTTCTTGATGTCGTTGATTATGTAGTCCATGAGCCGTTGGGGCCCGTTTAGCCTGAACGGCACGAGCTCACCGTCTACGGTCTGGACTTTAAGCAGGCGTGGCGCCATGTACTTGATGTCGCGACGCAGCCTTTTGACGTGCTTTATTACTTCTTCTTCGCTCATTTCAGGGGTGATGCCGTCACCGTGCTCAATCGCCATGGTCTATCTCTATTTTTAGCAAAATCGCCTCGAGTGAGCGGGTTTCCACTTCGACCTTCTTTGGAGCTCGGGCGCCAGGTAGGATGTCGAGTGCGATATTTACCGCCCCCTGGCGAGCGGGGTTGTCCGTCACCATCACCATGCCTTTGCCGGCGACGATTACCGGTTTTTCTGCCTCGAACTGGTCTGAGATTACTTCCGCTATCTTGTCGACGGTCACGCCCTGCCTGAGCAATGCGGCCTGCATGACGGTGTTGTAGCGACGCTGCAGCCCTCCGCAGTACACATCGGCCACTTCTCTGCTCACGTCCATCCCTGCAGCCTCTACAGCCTTCTTGGGGCTCTTTCCTGCAGCCAGGCCTGAGAGCACGTCGACCTCTTGCTGCGTTGCGACGATGACGGGTGGGAGCTCTTCGGCCTGCAAGGTATTTTCGGAGATAACCTTCGGCTCCACCACTATCGGCAAGGTTTTTTTACGGCCCATAACACTTTATCCATTCAGGCACGAACAATGACAATATCAATGCGTAGGCAATGATAAGGCCGCCAAACAGGCCGCTCTGTGGATACCAGAACTGCCACCATTCGGCAGGGTGAAACAGCCATTTACGCAAGTGGCCCATGTCTGCTTACGCTCCTATAGCCGTTTTTGGCTGGTATTCGATGTGGATTGCTCCGTGGTTTGACTCAATAACATCGAAGTCATCACCAAGGGAGTCGCGAATCTCTTTGATGATCGCCTGCCTCACGGCTGAGTCAACGTGGTTGCCACGAAAGTCCAATGCCAAGCCGACATAGTGTAGCGAACCCTTTGAGTGCGTGCCTTCGATGCCTGACGTGATAACGCAGTCGGCTCCATACTGCGCCATGATCTCGTTAACGACGGCAACAACAACAGCCATGGCGATTGCCGGGTGCAGCTTTACTCCCTTTTTAACATAAATCACCGTATCTCTCCCTCTTAAATAGGCCTTGGGCCTGCAGTGCCTTTACCGCCGGGCGGTATGCCCAGCCGCAAAAATCGCAAATAGCCTCCGCGCCGTTACCGGGTTTCCAAAAATCGCGCTCTATCTTCCATATCTCACGCACGATTGCCTTCTGCGTGCGCTTGTCGTGGAGCGAGAGCGTGGTGCTCTTGTAGCTTCTTACTGCGTCCGGGCAGGCCGGGTCGCGCAGCCAGCTTATTGACTGCATCAAAACCTCTGCCCAAAGCGAAATCTCATTATCTGCCGAAAAAAAGGTGACGCGCCCACTCTCAAAGCATCCGTCATCGTACGGTGCCGAGAGTGACCCAGTGATGGCAGTCACCGGGGGAGCTTTTGGCTGCGCACGCGTCATGGCAGGTGGAAACCTTTAAGGCTTTTTAATCAGGCCGCCAAGTGGCACATTCGCCTTTATGCGGCCGTAGAGCGTCCAGCACAGCCCGACAAGCACGCTTGCCGCTGTCATGAGCGCGGTGACATCGGTGGTGATCTGCTCCTGTAGCTCGGGCGCCCATCCCAGGATAAGACCGACGAGGCTGATGAGCGTTAGGATAATCCCCTGGATCGTCTTCGATCGCAAGTGCCCTTTGCTTAGAGTCGTGGTCATCAGATCTTCTCCCTGAGTGCTTTGCCGCGCGCGATCTCTGCGTCGAGCCCGGCCATGGCTTCGTCCATGCGTTCCTGGGTTGCTGAGTCGTCAGCGTCGAGCTCTGCGAAAAGAGCACGGAGATTGCCTGACGCCTCAATCAGGCGGCTGGCAAGGGCGAGGGCGATGGTGATTGCGTCGAGCGCTACCGCTACGGTTTCGCTGCGTACTTTCACTGTGGGCCTCCGATCAGTGCGCGCACGTTAAGCAGTAGGCTGGTGATTATGCGTAGCTGCCCCTGTGCGCTGGAAACGTCACCTGCGTCGAGCATACCGCGCGACACGTTAAGCACCTGGCGAACCTCGACTACCTTCCGCTCAACCTCCATGTGGTTGGTCGGAGAGATAAGCCCCTGTCCAAGCGCATCGTTGGCCGCCGCCATCATGGCTTTGGTCTCGTGCGTCGCCAGGAGCCAGGACTGCTCGGCGTTACTCGGCTTTGGCGGCGTGGCTGACTGCAGTATAGCACAGCCGGTCACGAACAAACATCCGAGCAGCAGGGCCATGGCCAGATAAAACCCGTAAAGATTGTAGTCGTGTTTTCTCATTTGCGTACTCCCTGTTGGTAAAAGGCAGGCACGGCAGCCGCCTTTTAGTGGACTATTTCTATGGTTTTACCGCTGTCGTTCATCACGTAGGCGGTGCCGTCAAAATCAACGATCATGAACGAATGGCCGCGCACATCCGTCAGCGTCATGCGCTTCCACCGCCCATCGGTGTGTATTGCGTTTGATATTTGCCGATAGACTGTCCCGTCGGGCACTACCGGCCCGGTTGGGAGAGTTACCCTACCACCAGCCGGCCGATCCTCCTCGTGAACGTCATCGTCTCCAAGGTGCTCGATCTCCACCGAGAAGCATTCTCCCAGCAGTGTGAAGTCGTCGCCGTATTTCAGTCCTTGTAGTTTTGTAATCATATCTTCCTCTCTTTCTGTCTGGGCTGCCGTGCCTGTCTGATTCGGTCTATTTACAGTTGTCGGAGTTCTTCATCGGGGTGTCGCCGGGCGTGTCCCGCTGGTAGTTCTTCTTCTCGCGGGGCCCCTTGACTTCGGCGGCGCGTGCGTCGAGCACGGCTACGGAGAACTTGCCGAAAGCCTTTGAATCTTCGGACATTGCGAGTTGCCGCGCAGCAGCCTCAACGACTGCTTTGGCGATATTGAGACTGTCGGCCTCAACTTCTAGAAGTGCGTGGAGCGATACCTTATGCTCTGCCACTGGCCACCATTCCTTTCTCTGCTGCGTTTACGGGTCTGTATGCTTCTTCAAAAACGGCTTTCGGGCTCCAAGACTTGTAGCCGTCAGGGTAAACGACCATGTAGCCGTCGCCGTCGTCTTTCGGGTCGTAGGGGCGCTGCTGGATCTTCGAGAACTCGTCCAACGTCATCGGCTTTGCGTCGATGATCTTGGCGCCCAGGTATGAGCGCATGCCGGCATGCTCGATTTCGCAGTCGGCTTCTGCTATTGACAACGAATCAGCGGCCGTGAAGGCTGCGTTGTGGGCAACGAGCTCAAGCTGTTGCTGCGTCAAGGCCTGCAGCCCGGGAGCGAAAAAACCCTCCGGCCCCATCGCTTCGATCGAGCACCTTACCGTGACGAACAAGCACCGAGCCTTCAAGGTGATGCGTTTCCACCAGTCGATGTCAACTCCAAATTCGTTAAGGTTTTCTTCTTCCATCGGTCTTCTCCTGCCCAGCCGGGCGGTGGGGTTTAGAGGTTTAAGGCTTCAAGCGCCGCTGCTGCGCCTTCCAGTTCGTGCATATCTTCGCCCATAATTCTCAGAGATTCCTTGACAGCGGCAATCTTGCCGGTTGCCATTGGTGCTTCTACCCTGTCGTCGCGAACCCCAAGCTCGCCGCCCACCTCGCCGGTAACGGTAAAAACACGTTCTCTCACCTTCGATATACGATGCGAGTATTCGATGATGGTTCCGGCGATGGCTTCTAATTCTGAGGTTTCTCTTACTGCTTCTGGCCGATCGTTCATTTCATTTTCCTCCTTTGGTTTGGTGCTTTGGGCAGGGCTCGAACCTGCGACCTAGCGGTTATCGACCGCTTGCTCTGCCACCTGAGCTACCAAAGCACGGTTATTTTGCGCGTATGGATTATTCTACGCAGAAAGTTTTGAACGTATCGGCCTCTTGCCGTGACCACTGGCCAGCCTGACTTGGCGATAAAGCTAACCTTCATCCTGGCTCCCTTCATTCAGCATTATAAAACCAGTTTCGCTCCAATATTTACGCGCAGCAATTTTCCATATCCGCTTGTCGTCGGTGTTGGTGGCGTCGAGGAGCGACTTAATCAGGTTGTCAGTGTCCGGGGTCGTCTTGTGTGGCAGCCCACACATTTCCGCACGCCTCTTCTTGCTCCACGACTTTGGCATGGGTAGTCCAAAAACCACGTCTACCGTGTCGCCGTCGATGCGTAACCCCTTGATGCGTATAGCATCCTTGAACGCCCGATAGCGCTCGACGCATGCGCGCTTTTTCCACTTATCGCTGCGCGTTTGACGAGGTTTTGGGACTGGGGTTATTTTGTAGAGCATAATGGATTCTCAGCAGATTGCCTAAGGCCCGACATCTGCTCCCCTTTCCCAACTCTTAACCAGGGCTAATATTCTGTTGGTCTTCTTAGCGATTATACCGTCGCCTTCGCAATCGTGGCAGTCCCTTGACTCGCATTCGTCTGAGACGAAGTGACAGATTATCTTGTTTATCTGGTTAAATGCGTCCGCATCAGCCCTACTCACGGGGCTCAACCTTCCCCTTGAAGACCAGGGCCCGAAGATCGCGCATGTGTGCGTCCTTTGCGTCGAGCAGATCCTGCGGCGCAGCCTTACCCTCCGGCACGACGCCCATTTTCAGCAGCTGCCCAACGAGGTCGCCGGCCATGTGCTCAGGGATAGTGACTGTCGGTGGGCAAACAGCCCCACGTTCGACCTTGACGCGATCTCCGGCTGCATTCCAGACGAAGCTGTCGCCGCCCACCTGCCTCTCGGTGATGTATATATCGTAATCAAATGCGCTGTAGTTTCTTGATACGTGCAGCTCGACTAGCGTGTCGCCCAGCCTCGGCTTAGTAGCCATCAGTCTTCCTCCTTGAGCGGGGCTATAAGAAACTCCGGCCCCTTGCCCATGCAGTCGCAGTAGATGTCCTGGGCGCACACAAGCGACACCGCCACTCGTGCGTCCTTGCCGGCCAGCATAGCCCCCATAGCGATCTCACGGCCGCTGCCGAGCGCCCAGATGTCGGCCCCGGTCAGCGGCACACGCACAGCAAGCTGATCCCCGTCACGGTCAAACAACTCGCCGTCGCATATCTCGATGACGTTTAGGTTGTCTAGCACGCCGTTCGGCCCAGGAAGATTTTTAATATCCAACCCGGTATCGATGACCCACTTCTTGAAGAGCAGGGCCTGGTTAAAATTCCCAGCCATCCCGTAGATCACGCCGTCGTGCGTAAAGATCTTTTGCGCCTCGTGGCACATCGACCCGAAAACCGCCAGCCGGTCAGCCGCCAGCGTCCGCCCATCCCACGCTATGACGGTCACTGCGTAAGCTCCTTGCCGTTCAGGCCCACTAGCCCCGTCGCACCGGCAGCCTGCGCAAACGACTTCTCGAAGTGGCGCAGCACGCCGCCGATAACCTTATTCAAGGCCGCCTGAATCGCGATCTCGTCCGGCTGTTCACCCGTCGAGCTCTCGTCCATATCTATTCTGAGCTCGCCCCTCACCATTTCAATACTCACAATGATCCGCCGCATGCTCCCGACCTCCTGCCTAACTGCCTGTGGGTGTTCACTTGGCACTTATGATACATCGACTAATGCGGGATGGCAAGACCACAAGGCACAAAAAAGCCCCTCTCGCTTTGAAAGGGGCTTTTCTATCCTTGCCGGGGGTGCTATCTCATTTATGCAAAAAGGCCCGAGGGGCCAGACCTCCAACCAGGTGGATTGCCAGGATCGTCGTCAGGTCTGTAGTATGTGGGCGGTTTCGGCTTGGGGCCAAGCGCGGTTGGAGTAATCGCGCGCACCTCCTCGTCGGAGAGCATAAACCGCTCCGCAAGGTCAGGGTAGCGCCGATCCATCTTTCTTTGCGCGTCAGCAAGGGCCATTATCACGTCGGCCCTGAACGCCTCCACGTCAAAGTGGTAGTCGTCAGAAGCCGTTGCGACGCAAGCCAAATCGCCGTCACCATCCAGGTAACAGCCGGGCATCACGTCAGCCGACGCAAAAACCATTTCTCCCGGGGCGGGACTCCAGCCACCCCCATCACCGGCAAAGGCCGGCAGCACCATGAGCATAAGCGCGGTAGCGATCATAAGCAGCATTTTCATCGGACTCTCCTTTTGAAACTCGTGGGTGAGACTTGGTAGCTAAAGCATAGAGGCGTTGGCCTCGGGTGTCAACCCCTTAGTGATCCGGCTCGGGCTCGAAGTAGGAGCACTCCAGCTTTACGTTGCCGGCTCCCTGGTGGCCCTTGCCGCTGCCGATCTGGTGAATCGTGTTAATGGCGCCTTGAATTATCTCACCATCGGAACACTCGGGCTGCTTGACGCATTGATAACAGTCTTGCTCCAGCGAATAGCTCATGTGGATCTCCTCGTGTGCGTGTGTGCTTCCAGAAGGGTGAATCTGCGGTGCCTGGTTCTTCCCCAGGTACTGTAGGCCCCTGGCCGATGACGCGACCAAGTCGTTAAACCAACTGCGCCTCGTGACTGTAGCTATTCCTTGCAGGGTTGTCGTCACGCCTCACCGCAAAATAGAAATATATCACCGGGCGGGCTTCACGGCAAGGGCTAAAGGCCGAGAGCGCGGCGCATAGTTTTCTCGGCTTCTTCCCTGCCCCACCGGCTTATGGTCCGCACCATTTCGTTAAGGCACTTGGGGAGCTTGTACCGCGTCTCCGTCATATCCTCATCGTCAGCGATGTGGGAGATAGCCCAGTCGTGATCCTCCGAAGGATAACCGCCACAACTAAACGTCCAGTCGTTGCCCTTGAAGTCCACCTTGGACGTGTCGAGCTCTGAAAAATCCTTTTCTATCCTTTTCATGACGACTTCTCCAGTGCGGCAGTGGCTTCTTTTTCTCCCCGCTCCGCATCGAGTTTAATCAGGTGATTGCCTGTTATGTCGGCATTACCAGCGATGGCGGCAAAGCGCCGCGTTGCACTCTCCAGTGCAGCGGTGGCGGTTGCTAGGCGAGTACGGAGGTCTTTGAGGTCGTCGTCCTTGTGGATGCGCCAATCGTAGCAAGTTTCCTTGTCTCTGGCTATTCGGCACACACCGGTTCCGCCATCGTCGTACATACAATCTTCACCCATTTCATCCATGTTGCGGCAACGCTTCTTCATGAAGTCGCTCACTACTGCACCTCCCTGTTGTCAGTGAGTGTATAGCATACAATGGGTGTCACTCAATGTAAAGCCCTTTCAAGGGAAAAAGCGCAGCGTAAAAAAAATAAAAAATATATTTATAAGTGGGGTCCTTTGCGTAAGCGTGCGTAATTATGCGTAAAAAGTGAGGGGGGAAAATGGCGAAAGCTTATGGGGGAGTACCTATAATTACAGCCAGCGGCGCCGGATAGGGGGTGTGGGGGTGGCCTGGGTGGATGGGTCTGAACAGGGGGCAAAGGTTGTACAGACCTCTGCCCTGTGCCCATAAACCCTTGTTTTTACTGCGTTTGCGTCCGTGATTACCTCGAATGTAACCTAAAATGTAATCACCTGCGCTTTAGTCAGCTTTAGTTCAGATCGTCGTTGAGATTGCTGGAATGTTAAGTTATTTTACGCACTTACGCGTGGACAGGGTCCTTTGCTCCTACTACATAGTCAACAGCTCAGGCAGGTTTAATCTACTAAAGATCAAGGAAAGAGTTGTAGTGTACTTTTTAAGTTAATTGCAAGGAGTGAACCGAAGCAGTGATTACGCATAGTTGAGTCCAATATGCATTTCATTGCATAGCAGTGCTTGACAATGCGTTACACTGCGAGTAGGATTCATACTTGAAACACCCTTACAACTGACTTACAACCTCAACAGAGGAGTTCACTATGAAAGCAAACGTAGAGTACAAGGGGATTTCCGAATGGTTCCTCTACCGCTCAATGCTCGCCGCTGGCTGGTGCGTATTCGGTATGGCGATTGTGAAAGGGTGGTGCATCTAATGCCTGACTTCGAGCGACTTACCGACAAGCTGGCACTCGACTTGGCAAAAACCCCCGAAGAGAGAGCACGCATCAATGCGTATCAGCGCGGGAAGTACCGAGCACGCAAAGAGGTGGCAATCATTGCAGCAATTACCTGTGCGGTTTGTGTGCTGTTCACATTGAAAGGGTGGTGCGTATGAAGATCAACCACGCATGGGCTCGACAGCTCACCAAGGGCGAACTAGCCCACATCACGCTAGACGCTGGGTGTACCTCCTACGCAACGGTGGTGCGCACCATGGAGAAAGAACAGAAGCTGCTCGACAAGTGGCACGTTGACGAAGCTGACGCGCACGATGGCCCCGTCTTCACTGGTTGCTGGGACTGCGTAACCATCGGCAGGAAGCTGGGGCTAGTCAAATGACGCTCCCTATCCTCTCCCACACATCCATCGACTACCTGTACCTGCTTGGCGCTTCGTGCTTTTGCGTAGGTTTGGCGCTGGGGCTCTTGATTGCTGTGTGCGTCAAGCGCTGGGATGGCGACGCATGATTATCACGCAGCACGAGAAGAAGCGCAGCCGTAAGCTCTACTGGGTTCTCCTGCCAGTCTGCGACGAAGAAGACGGCTACATGGCGGAGCTTTTCATTAAGCCAGAAGTCGCACTCAAGGAATCCCGCTGGGACGCAAAGGCCGGACGTAAGAGCTATTACACCTACAATGAACCACTCAAAAACGTTATAGAACAGCGGTTTACGCATAACGACGCAGGAGGAGACACCGACATGGAAGCAATCGACTGGCGAGAACTGACAGCCAACAGGCTCTACACCGCTGGTGCGCAGGAGCTACGCAAGGCGGCCAGCGCCAAGGCCAAAGAGCTATGGCCGGAGCGTTCACGCACGATCATCACGAAGGGGTGGAAGGCTGCGCATTGCAGGAGTTTTTTGCAGAACAACGTCTGGACGTATACCGCAGACGAAGGGCAGCCGAGGGAACAGCTGGACACACCAGCGGAGCGCCACCACGACACACACTTAGAGCGCGAGATACCCACCGAAACGCCTGTGATGACGCCAGAAGAGGTAAATAGAATGCTTGACGACGAGCCAGAGCCGACCCCCGCACCAGTCAAGGCGAAGAAGACCAAAACCCCACCGCTCGACCCTTCCGACCCAATGGCAGCTATGGCTGCGCTCTTCGCGCCTTACCTGAATACGAAAGTAGACGAGGAAGACGTGAAGCGCATCGTGCGTGAAGAGGCCGGGCTGCGCCCCAAGCGCGTGGTTATCGACCTGCCAGTGCTAGACGCAGAGATCGACGCAGGCATCGCGCACGAGTCCTTCCCCCGTCTTCTGTCCTGGCTCGCTATCGGGATGAACGACGCAGAGATCCCCCGCATAAATCCAATGCTTGTTGGCCCCCCTGGCACTGGCAAGACGCACGCAGCGCACGCAGCGGCGACCGCTTTGAAGCTGGAGTTCTACACGATCAGCGTAGGGGCGCAGACCACGAAGTCTGACCTTCTGGGATTCGTAGACGCACAGGGGCGCATCGTACGCACGCAGCTGCGCGAAGCATACGAGCATGGCGGAGTTTTCCTGCTAGACGAGATCGACGCAGGCAATGCGAACGTCTTGACGATCTTGAACGCAGCGCTGGCGAATGGCATTTGCCCTTTCCCCGACAAGCAGATCATCAAGCACGAGAATTTCAGGTGCGTAGCGGCTGCGAACACCTACGGCAGGGGCGGAGATCGTCTCTTCGTCGGGCGTAACCAGCTAGACGCAGCGAGCCTCGACCGCTTCACCAATATGTACTGGGACGTGGACGAGCGGCTAGAAGCGCAGCTGGCGCTTGACGCAGATTGGACGAAGTATGTGCAGAAAATGCGCAGGGGCGCACAGTCTATCAAGGCGAAAGTCGTTATCTCCCCCCGTGCTTCGATCAATGGCGGTTTGCTGGTGAAGCTCGGCGAGAAGTGGGACGACGTAGAAGAGGCGGTACTCTTCAAGGGCATCCCCCAGGAGCTACGCGAACAGATCAAGCGCGCAGCCAACTAAACTCTGCTGACGAGTCTGGCCGGATACCAGACGAAACGCCGCGAGGCGTCCAGAGAATCCGATAACGACCACATAGAAAGGGCAAACCATGAGACAGCAAGGCGAAAGGGTTGAAGAGCTAAAAGACCGCTACGCTATCCACACCAGCGGCCTTCACGACTGCATGAGCATTTGCGAGGAGGCGGTTGCCAACACTGAGCGCAAGACGCAATACTCTGCGGAAGGGGGCTATGAGCGTACGAGCTTCACCAAGACGCGAGACTGGGCGCACTGCTTAGAACTGGCGCGCACTGGATGGGACGAGGGCAGGGGCAAGCTGCAAACCGAATTTGACAAGCTACACGGTGACGGCGACGTGCCTGAAAACGCTTCCTACTCATGGCAGGAACAAGGCGAGTTCTTTGATATGGGCGCGGTAATGAGCGGCGAGCCTGAGTGCTGGATGGTTTGCGACCAAGACCCTAAGCGGCAGGTTTGGAAGATTACCGCAAATATAGGAATGTCAGCCGTTATCCCCGCAGCAAGCGCGACACACCGCGGCGCAGCTATCATGGCGCTAGTTGAAGCGCTACAAGATCAGGGGCACATAGTAGAATTAGAGGCAGTCGATGGGGCGAGAAACTGGAGCGAAAGATACAAAAAGCCCCTGCACATAACGATACCGCTGGGCATTACCCCCTTAGACCTAGGCACCGCCGCCTTCGTCCTCGCGCATCCCAGCATGTCACGCAGGGTAGTCTACGCATTAACCGAGTATTCAGACACCCAGGAAGGGAACAGCCATTACGGAGCGCCATGGGACGCGCCCGAATGCAAGACCGACATCGCAAAGCGCACCATCTACATCGACGCCAAAAACGACACCTGGAGAAAATTCAAAACCATGAACGGCGCACGCAGCTGGCTCAAGGAGTACACCGATTATATTCAGGGCTAGTCTCCCCCTTGGTTAGTGCCTCGCTCTCAAGGAGCGGGGCGCTGACGAAGCGGTAGACCACAACGACAACCCGAACAGAGGAGAGAAATCATGGCAAAAACAGAGATACCCATTGTCACCATGAGCATCGGCAGCGTTATGTGCGACGCAAAGGGCTGCGGCTACACGCACAGCTTCCCCGAAAAGGCGACCACGGCTAAACAGGTGAGAGAGTTCGCCTATCGCTGGCTAAACAAACCCTGCCCTGACTGCGGCGCAAACCTTCTAACTGAGGCAGACCACGCAGCGGTGATTAAAATGGCGTCAGTTCTCGAATTAAGCGAGGTGGTAGGGCCGCTGGTGGGTGCTCTAGCGATTGAGGAGCCGCGCCAAGAGTCCTACAGCGTCAAGATGAAGGGCGACGGCAGCATCAAGCTCGAACGCAAGGAGAAAACACCTTGAAAATCTACATGGACATCGGGCACATGAAGACGGTCAGAACCGTCAACATCACCAAGGCCACGAAGATCGACCCGCACAACATCCGGCTGGATTGCACTGGAGTCGGAGACAGCAAGCTGGAGCTTACCATCACGGTGGGCGAGGCTAAGAGAATCGCATTGACCGCTGGGGTTATCAGCTAAACGCACGCAGACAGGGAGAAAGATCATGGCAGTCCAAGTCAAGTTTATCAGTCACCCGAAAGAGATTACCGACAGGTTGATGATGGATATTCAAGTGGATGGCAAGCTGCTCCAAATCTGCATACAGGACGGCATCACTTCTGTCATGTCGGGTTCCCTGATCGTGGCAGAGAAACACGCCGAAAACCACGTCATCATCATCTAGGCTATCAAACACGCACCAAGGAGGAATAGATTATGGCACGCAAATTTGAGTTAGGCGCATTGGTTGCTACGCACGGCGCAAGGAACCTCTACGAGGGCAGGCCGGAGGCAGACGTAAGAGCTTTAGTCCTTCGCCACCAATCCGGTGACTGGGGCGACGTATGCGACCAGGACGCAAAGGCGAACGACCACGCAGTCACGCACGACGAAAGACTGCTATCGAGCTACGAGCTAGGCGGCGAAAAAGTTTGGGTGATAACCGAGTGGGACAGATCCGTCACCACCATCCTGCTACCAGCGGAGTATTAGATCATGGCAAAGTACAGTTACATGGACGAGGTTTGCGGCAACTGCGGCCTCACATACGGCTCACACCACGGCGGAACCTCACCGCACCCCTACGGCAAGTGCCCAGGACATCAGGGCCGCATGGACTGGGAGAACGGCCCCGGCTACACATTCGACGGAACTGGCACCTACGCAAAACTTGAGTGGGGCACACCCGCCAAGCGAGGGCGGAGAGGAGTACCAGCATGAGCCACCCAAAAACCAAAGCCGAAAAAGAACTATTCGCCAAGGGCTACCGGGACGCACGCCGGGGCGCACAAGAGGCCAGCATTCACCCCCAATATTTGAAGGGGTGGAGGCAGGGCGTCAGGTACAAAATCGTACGCACACGAAACTACCCGTATTGATCTAGCCATCTTCCCTGCCCATCGAGGACGGTGGGCAGCATAGAGAGCTTGACCGTAAGACAATGCTTGACAACGCACGACAGCACGATTACAATGGAGTAGACACCGACTTACCATAGACAGGGAGGCAGACATGACAGAACTGACAAACAAAAACAAGGCAGGGTTCGCAAGAGACGCGCTGGACAGGTACGAAGGAGTCACCGGCTCGGACGAAGACAGCCGCATTATGGATTTGCTCTGCGACTTGATGCACTACTGCGACGCACGCATGGAGAAAGACGAAGATGCGCGGAGCTTCGGGGGCGAGCTTGAGAGCGCCGAAGTGTATTACCTCGAAGAGATCAAAGAAACCACCAATGAAACTTAAAGCCCTTTGCGTAGCAGTATTTATCGCAATCACCTTTGCGTCGGCGCTGACGCTGATGCAGACAATTTCAATCGCGTACCACTAACCAGGAGGAAGTCAAGATGGATGTAAAAATGCAGGGGCCTTTCAACGTGACAGGCAAAGAAATACAGGACGCTTGTTTAAAGCTGGAAGAGGTAGCCAAGCTGTTCTCAAACATAACCTACCCGACCGCGAGAGGCTTGGCGGCTACGATCACTGCGAGCTTGCAGTTCATCGTTTATGAGTGGACTGAGCAGGGATTTAAGGTGCTGACCACCCCGCACAGGACAGCTGAACTCAACAAGCACTACAAGGCCATGGTTGACGCCGCTGACGAAGCCGTTGGTTTCATCGCCCGAATCAACAACGGCACCTACGAAGACCCCAAGCCCAACGCTGGCAGCATGACCGAGGCCGAAGTCAACGATCTTTGGGAGAAAGAACAGAAGGGCAAATAGCCATGAACACATCTGACCGCTTCGAGCTTATCCACGAGGTAATACGCAAGGTGCGCGCAGGTGAGGCCACCGGCGAGGAAGCGGGAGCCGAAGCGGTCAGGCTCATGGCTATACCGATACAGCTAGAACTCAAAAACGAGAAGGGAGCAGCCGACGATGGCTAAATCTGAACAGATCAACGCAAGGGTGGACATAAACCTCTACCAGAAATTGCAAGACGAAGCAGCCGCGAGGGGGATTGATATGAGCAACCTCATACGCATCCTGCTTACAAACGCACTGACCCCCGGAACCTTTAAAGAGCCTACGCAGCCGACAGGCGGAGAGGCAGGCGCATGAAAAAGCAATGCGGAGAAACAGCAGCCAGAGAGTGCCCTATGGCTGACAAATGCACCGACAAGTGCCTGATAACGAAGGGCACGCACGACGCCATGACGTTGAGCTACGCAAAGAAGATTCAGGCGTCGGCAGTCCTGCTAAAGCACGGGCCAAGCGCCAAGAGCACAGACTACTGCATCCTCATGACCGACAGGCAGGTGATGGACACGTACCTGCAATTCTGCGGCATGACCGGCGCGACAATCGACACCATTAGCAAGGCGCTGGAATCACTCGCAGAAGACCCGCCGAATATCGCAAGCGCGGTCAACAAGCTCAAGCTGACCAGAGAAGGGCTGATCTCCGCTGCGGCGCAAACCGTCGCACCCCTAATCTCCCCTGTCGCCGATCTCGCCCCCGAAGTAAAGGCGGCGATTGACGCAAAGAAACCCACGGACGATGCTGTTCAAGTCAAGGGCAACGGCACCGAACACTAGAAAGCGAGGACGATATGACAAACCCAAACACCGGCAGCCTCAAAGGCATGAGGTGCCCTAACTGTGGCAGCTATGGCCCCTTCGGCGTGGAAATATCCCTGCGCACAATGATTGAGTACGACGACGACGGCAAACCCTTATCGAACGGCGATGAGCCTATCTGGGCAGAAGGCAGCGCGTGCGAATGCGTAGAGTGTGGCCACACCAAGCTCCTGATCGACTTCACAGAAGACGCCACCGAAGCACGCCGCGCAGAGATTCACGCGCACTGCAAGGGCCAAGCCCCCTGCCCCGACTGCTCCGTAGTTCCCGGCATGGCGCACATCGAGGGCTGCGACATCGAGCGGTGCTCAAGCTGCGGCAGCCAGCGCACAGCCTGCGACTGCGACGACCACGACCCGCTGTTCTCCCGCTGGACTGGCTTCTGGCCTGGAAGCCTGGAGTCGGAAAAGCTGGGCCTCGACCTCGGCGCGTTTGTCGATGGCGGTGCGTACAAGGCGTTCTTTATCAAGCCGAAGGCGGTGAGCTAGTGAGAGAGCACACTAAAGATGAATATTACGCTGGCAAGGGTTGTACGTGTAATGCGTGGGGGGAGCATGAGTGCTGCTGTGATGCAGATTGGACTGACCCGCGAATCTACGAGTTGTTGAAGGCGTTGGAGACTGTGGAGTGGGTCGATAGGTTGTCTTCTGATATGCACACGGTAGAGAGGGTCTGCGCGTGGTGCGGTGGGCTTAGTGTCTTTGTCGGGCACAAGGACGATTGTCCACGGCAAGCCGCCATAGCCAAGGCAAGGGGGATCAAGCCATGAGAGACGCCGAAAGCAAAAACTACTGGGCGCGCAAGCAACGCGTCGCAAACGTCAAAGGTGCGCTGACGATGATCGCCCTTGCGGCGTGCGTATGCATCTTCTTAATCAGCACGATAGCGAGGGGATAACCTTGACTTACCAACAGAAAAAAGAACTGCTCGACGAAACCATGGAGCTAATCAAAGCCGCAGCCGAGGAACGGCTGATAAGCGCTTCGCCGGAGTGGGGGCCGCTGCACATCGTAGCCGTCGTCGCACGCGAGGCGATAACACTGGCAAGCTCGACCCGCGAGGGTAGGATGGCTATGCTGGACGTGGAGGGATAGAAACAATGAAGGAAATAGTGCATGATTTTCACACCGACGTAATACCGAGCGCCCAAGAAGTTAAGGATGTTTGCAAGCCGGGCGAAGCCGATTGCTGTATTCAGCTGGTGATGGGTTCTGATGGGTTTGAATGTATGGCCCTAAACCGTATGCCAATAGTCAGCGTCCTCGACCGCTATGCCGCAGGCGACACCAACGCGAAAAGGTGTGGTTGCGAACATTACCCCGCCGATTGGGGCAAATAACCTTAACCCACCACCGGAGGCAAGCTCCTGACAGCCCCTAGAATCGACGCAACACACAGAAGGGCTCCTCACACACGCGGGGAGCCCTTCTTTTTTGCTGTTGGTGGTGTGGTGCGTGCGTCAGGTGGGGTTTGGCTCCCATCCGGGCTTCTCACACTGGGAGCAGTCCTCGATGAAGTCTATGCACAACTCGTAGTGCCCACCACATGACAGCGTATCCGTACAACGAGGACAGGGTGACTCAATGTGGCAGCTACAGTCATAGCTTGCCCAATCCTCGTAGCGCATCTTCGGCTTGGCTTTCAGTGTCCGCTCAATTAAGGAGACTGAGGTTTCTATCAGATCATCTTTCAGCCCATCTACGCCGCCTGTCCACTTGTCAAACCGCTCTCTTTCTTCTTGGGTACACTGGTCGAGCAGTTTCTTTAGCTTAGTTTTTAGGAAATGCCTCACATCGTTTCTCACCCTACGCTCCCTCCGGTGCGATCTCCCGCACGCTCTCAAGAACAGTCCCCTCGAAGACCGACTCTATTTTGTGGGCTACATCCGTCAGCGTAATGTCGAGGAGCGCCCGGTTAGCTTTGGCGATCTCTTCGCTGGCCTGGGCGAAGCTGATTACAACCGCGCCCTTGGCTTTGTAGTGCTTGAGCCACTTTCCCTTTGCCCCGCAGACGTAGCCCTTCACCTCCTTGGTTTCCGCGTCGCGCAGTTCAGCTACGCATTCGTGGTTGTCGAGCTCCACCCATGCACCGAGCGTGCGTAGACCACGGAAGACGGAGAGCGGCACGCCCGACCAAATCTTTCCATCTTTAAATTTGAATATTAGTTCGTCAGCCATTGAAATATCTCCTCGGCTTCCACTTGTGGCGCTTGGGCTTGGTGGGCTCCGCCTTGTTCAGGGTATCGTCGATCAGCGTGCTCATTTCTTTTTGCATTCTCTCAAGTGCTGCGTGCGCCTCCGGGTGAACGTACATCGCAATACCCTTCGGCGGGTCGATCTGCGTCAGGAAAAACTCTACCAGATCGCTCCGCCCATGGCTCATAAGCACGTCTACGATTGCGAGCGCATCTTTGACCTTGCTCCTATCCACCGGGCAGCCTTTCCTTGACGGCAGGATCAGGCACGGGGTCGAGGATGGCCTTGCGCGTAGCTTTGTACCAATCCCGGCACGCACGCAGCATGATCTCTTTGTACTCCTGGTCGAGCAGCCCGAAGCCATGATCGACGGTCATGCACGCATCGGAAATCTGTACGGCGGTGAGCTCTTCCGGCATTCCAGCCTCAACGTAGTAGCCAGGATTCACGTACGCAGACGCGTCGGCCTCTTGCATAAAGGCCACGCGGCCCATGATACCACGCACCCACGCATACCACTCGCGGTCGGTCTTATCGGCCGGAAAGAGCATGGCCTTTGCGTTCATGTGGCGGTACTCTTCGATCTCTCCGCTCAGATTCGCAAGCGGCAAGTAGATCCCCGGCGGCATTAAGCAAGTGCCGAGCTTGTCTGCGTAGCACAGCTTGGAAACCTCCAGCCCTTCGCTCTTGGCCAGGTGGCGCGAGTGGCCGACGCAGAAATCATACCAGCGCCTGCCGAACAGCGCACCGGCGATGCTCGCGCCTGCGTAGGGGTGCTTCTCACCCTCCTTGCCGTCCATGTTCGGGCTGCCAAAGTAGCCCCAGTCGTGGACGACGATGCAGAACCAGACGCGAGGGTCGAAGGGGAAGCCATAGAGCACACACCAGCCGATGAAGACAAGGAAGGGGTGCAGGATGAACTGGTGCGCGCCGAAAAGCAGCGACTTGGTTCCTATCTTCATCTGTCTTTCTCCTTCACTGAACGAGGTTAATCAGGTTTTTGGCATTGTCCACGCAAGATCACGACACACCTTGCCGTCGAGCTCGGGCAGATGAATCGGGCGCTCCGGGCTTTTGGGGTTCGTCCCCTGCTTGAACATGAAGGGTATCCCAACGACTTCGCATTGAATTTGTACCGACTCCACCCATTCCTTTTGCAGCGGCACGGCGTTCTTGCCGGACTGTGCGCCAAGGATAACGGTGGAGAGGCTATGGATAGCTGGGCCGGTTTGGCAAAGTGTCTGCTCACAGTTTTTTTCACAACCTGGGCAAACCTCTAAGTCAATCGGCCCCTGCATCGGCTCCAGCGATACCCACACCTTCCAGCCAGCCGCCGCCAGTTTCGCCATGTGGGGCCAACCGGCGTCAAACTCGGACTGGTTGCGGGCGGAGAAGCCAAGGTACCAGTCCACATTAGACGGTGCGCCAGAAGGAAAAACTGAATCAATGACCCTCGCCATATTTTCAGGCTGCTTTGTCAAGAGTATGTACGTGTGATGAAGCGCCTCTAGCATGGCGTCTAACACTTCTGAACGCGCGTGATCTGACAGCCCCGGATCGCACCAATCCCCCATAAAGCACACGCCGATTACGCAGCGCCCGGTCTTCCTCGAAGGGGCGGCGAGCCTGTCTGCGTGGAGCATAGGCGTGAAGTTTTCGTACGCCCTGATCTTCGCAAACATCTTTTCGTGGTAGACGTACGCCTCGGTGCCAGACATGTCGTGGCGCTTCTCGTAGTTGTCTTTTTGCACCTGCGTCGCCTTGGCGATGTTCACAGCACGCATCCTTGCCCAACACTCCGGGCACCCTTTCGTGCAGCCGGTGACGGGGTTCCAGGTGTGTGACAAGTAGCTGATACCAGTTTTATTCATTTGCCTTCTCCTTTAATATCAACAGGTTAGAAAGGTTCTTCTTGGTCGTGAATGTCGCGACGGTGAGGGTAGTCGTTGTGCCCTTCTCTTGCCATGCAGAAGACGTTGGTGGCGGGGCCATCCCAGCCGAGTTTCACTATGCCGTTGTCGCCGGCGCGCTGCTTTTCAATCAACAGCTGAACGACGCCGGCCCACTCCAAGCGGCGCATCCTCTCGTCGTTTCCTATGCCCTCTTCGTCTGCAGGCCAGTATTTCTCCGGGCGGTACGCAAGCATAACCACATCTGCGTCCTGCTCGATAGCGCCCGACTCACGCAAATCTGCCAAGTTGGGCTTCTTGTCCGGTCGGCTCTCGCACTGGCGGTTCAGCTGCTGCAGGCCGAGCACTGGTACGTGTAACTCTTTGGCGAGCCGCTTACAGCTGCGTGAGATATACGCAACAGCTTCTTCGCGGCTGTTCGTCCTGATACCGGCTTCCATCAGGCTTATGTAGTCAATGATTATCAGCCCGAGGCCTTCGCGTTTCTTCATCAGCTTCGCGGCCTTGCGTATGCTCGACGGATTGGCGGCCTTATCGAAAACGCGATACCTCAAGCTGGCTACATGGCGACGGCAGGTGGCCTCCATTGCGGCAAAGCCCTCGTCGGTAATCGGCTTGCGTTGCCTGATGTGCTTGCGGCTGATCTTGGTTTCCTGCGCGATAAAGACCTGCCCAATGTCTTCCACGTCCATTTCGAGCGTCCAGATACCAACGGGCTCGGTCTTGGCCACATGCCGTGCGATCGCCATAGCGATTGATGTCTTGCCCATACCAGGGCGACCTGCGAGCACGACAAAATCACCGCCAATGATAGACACTGCGTTGTCGAGGTCGATAAGCCCGGTCGTAATAGGCGGGGGCAGTTCTCCTGCGTACGCTGCACGGATGTTCTCAAAGGTCACGCCCATCACCTCGCGGGGCCCGGCGCCGACCAACTCAGGCGCGTTGCTCTCAAACATATCGAGGAAGCGGTTGCTTAACTCGTCAAGATCCGCGCCGTGCGCGTATGCGTCGCTGGCGATCTCATTGCTTGCGTGTATGATCTTGCGGAGCGCCGCCAGCCGCACTATCTCCTGTGCGTAGCGAACGGCATTCCCTACGCTTGGAACTTCATTGGTAAGCGTAGATATATAGGCGGCTCCGCCTGCACGGTCGAGGGTGTTGTTGGATTTCAGGGCGTCAACGAGGGTAATGATGTCAACGGGCACACCCTTGGTGTCCATGTCGCACATCGCCGTGTAAATCTCTTGATGCCCAGTGCGGTAGAACTGATCTGCCCTGAGACTGATATGCACGAAGACCTCGTTGTTGAGAAGCACAGCGCCCAGCACGGCACGTTCAGCCTCTATGCTGTTGGGTGGCACCCTTTCGATGTTCGGGTAGTCAGTTAAATCCACGGTTCACCTCTATAATTTTGGCATGCGGCCGTGCTTACCGCCACCAACTGCAGGGGTTAAGTCTTTGTCTTCCCATCGTCGTGAAGATAACCAGCCCTGCGCCATCTTTGGAGTGCACTCTTCTGGGTCACGGTTGGCGGCCTCAATCTTAGCCGCCTCGTATATCTCGGCGCACAGCTTGCCAGTCAGGCTTGGAATCTCTCGCCATGAGTCGGCTGCCTCTGCCTTGCCTCTCCTGTACGCAAATGCTTCCCAGAAGATTTCAAAGGTAGTCAATCGCTTGCCGGTGAGCTTCTTTTTTTTCTTTGTCATGTAAAAAACTATCGGCACTGCATCGTCAGATGCAGGAAGGGTTTTTTCTTTAGTTGTCTTTACTGTCTTTGGTGGGGCCGGTTTTCCGGGATAGCTGTGTACCGGTTTTGCGGTACAGTCTGTACCGGTTTTGCGGGACATCCCGTTTTTCCGGGATAGTTCCCACCTCTTAAAATTCTTTTGTATTCCAAGTATTTGAGGTGAATGTGTACCGGTTTTCCGGGATAGCAATACATTTCTAAAAACTAAATTCTGGACGGCCTCAAATATTCTATTTCTGCCGAGCCCAGTCAGTTCAGAAATCACGCTGTAAGCAATGCGATCCTCTTTTTTATTCCACCCGTAGGTCAGCCGCTTGACGGCGTTATACACCCGCCACTCATTACCGGAGAGCTCAAGTTTACACTCGGCTTCCATGAGCTCGTTGGCGGTGCGTGTGTAGCCGTCTGAGGTTTGGGGGGTGGCCATGCTAATCTTCCACCTTGTCCAGATCTACCTCAGTGACACTCGCAGGGTTCTTGGGCTTGGGGCCCATGCCCGAGGGCGCACCAATCTCTTCGATGATCCAATTCTGGAACCAGCGCTTGCCCCACTTCGTTGTCGCCTGATCGCGCCACGGCCTAGCCGATAGGACTGTGATGGTGGAGCCCTTGACGTAGTGCGTGGCGATATACTCAGCCAGCCGCCCAAAGGCTACGAAGTTGAACCACTGCTCTACGATGGTGTCCTTGTGCTTGAACCTGTACGGCACAGCGAACTTAGTCACCGGTTTATCTTTGTTGTCGCCATAATAAAATAGAGTCGGGCCACGCTCAACCGGCCCCTCCAGCCTAATAAATACTTCCGCATTTGGCATGCTTAACCTCCCGCAAGGCGTGCGCGTGCGTTTAAATAATCGCTTTAGTCAGTATCCGGGCAGTTTTGTGTCAATGCCCAGGACTGCGGGAGTCTAGGCTTTTTTATTGAACAGGTCGCCGGGTTCTGGCTCTTCGGAGGGACTGCGTGCGTCTCCGCTGACAGGGGCCGGAGTCTCCTTCCTTGGCTTCTCTTCCTGCTTCGGCGCCTCGTCCACGATCTCGCCGTCGTCGGTGACGGTGACCCGCTCATGCTCCAGGTCGATCACCTTTACCTCAAGGGTGGCGGGGTCGATGTTCGTGACGTTGCCCTCGACCTCTGCAACGCGCGCTGCATCTTCGATGGAGACGGGGAGCCAGGGGAAGGCCGCGCGCACGACTGTTTTCAGCACCATGGCCTCGTAGTCGGTCTTCCAGGGGCCGTTGTCCTTGGCCATGCTGCGCTTGCGGCGCTTTTCGATGTCGCAGATAGGCATGGCGTGAACCTTGATGCCGCCGGTGAGGTATTTTGCGTAGACGTACGCACCGATGATCTTTCCGGGCTCTGTCTGCGCGCTGTCCTTGCGTAGCCAATAGGGGGTGTGGTTAAAGACCTCCCCGGTGTTGTCGCGGAAGAGATCGAACAGATCGTTCTCGTGGATGATCGCCGCCGTCGGTGTGCCCTCAACCTGGCCGCTACGCTTCACGAGGTCTAGCATGCCCTTGTAGCCGAGGATAAACTGAACCTCCTTGCACTGGGCCTTGCGGTTGTTGAAGGGCACGAGATAGGCGTGGCCGAGCAGCCCCGGCTCTACGCCGAGCGTGGCGCACTGCATAAGGGCACCAAAGAAGCTGCCAGGGGTGCAGTCGGCGAGCGCGGGGTTGCGCCGCACTTCCGTAAGGGCGATGCGTGCGAGGCGGTCTGCGCTCATGCTGGCCGGCATGGCGCGTGCGAACTCGGGGATCATGGCCTTTAGCTGGCTGCCCAAGGTGGGGGCCTGAACTGCTACGTCGCGCGAGGCGGTTGCGGCGACTCTCTCTGATACGGGGGTGGATTTTCTCTTAGCCATTATGAATCTCCTTCTTCTGCGTAGCACTGCGGCGGGCTGGGGTCGATGCCCATGCGGTACTGATAGGTAGCACAGAGGGTGTCGGGGCAGTCTGCGACCGCGACATCATCAGGCTTGGCGCAAGGGGCATGCTTCGGACGGTTGCCGTCTTTGTTTTCGCAAAAAGCGTTGATAGCTTCGAGGTGCTTTACGGAATCGAGACAGTCAGGACAACTGCATATTACTTTAACCATTTTACTTTAGCTCCTTCACCGTGAAGCGGCGATATGAGGATTCTTTGAGGTATTCTGCGTGTAGATCGGGATGGTCTGCGGCAAAGCGTTTTGCGTCGAACCTGTTTGCCGTGATGTTCGACCAGGAGAGGTTGAAGCCGGGGCATGTCGCCTTCCCAGCGTCCTCCATGAGCAGCTTGAGCTCGTTGCCAAGGCGCTTTTCTTCAAGCTCGGCGGCCTTGGTAACTGCTTTCGCATCCAAGAACGCAGCAGCTTTTAAATCACCGCCAGCGGGAAGCTCGATCGTCGGGCCCATGTCGTCAGCCGTTGGGTATAGGTGCTTGAGCACGTCGTCAGACGCTTGGCTGCCGTCAATGGCCGGGGGGGTGCGCTCGGTGACTTTATGCCAGAACTGCTCGCCGATGGTGAAGAGGTTGTTGTGCAGGTCGGGATCTGCGTCAGCGACCCGGTCGGCCATAGCTAAGCCGCCGAAGCCGCCGAGTAGCGCGCCGTAAAAGATCTTCGGCATGCCGGTGACGGCAAGATACCACTGCCCCTGCAGGTAGTAGTCGTCGGGGATCGCATCGTCCTGCCAGTCGGTCTTCATGCCAGCGGTCTTGCCTTCGTAAATGCCGACGACCTTATTGGTGACGCGGTCGATCACAACGCGGTCGATGTTCGCCATCGCCCAAGGATAGTCGGGGTGACGCAGGATAGCGTTGACCCGCTCCAGCTTATACTCCGGGTTGCGCTCCATCCACAGCTGCGCCACGAAGTCTTCAATGGCGGTGCCTATGGCTGCGGCCTCTGACTGCTCGCCATTGTCGTGAAGGGGGTCGATCTTGGAGAGGTAGACCTTGAGCGGGTTTCCCCACTTGGAGACGCCTGAAATCTGCGCCACGTCGGAGCCGCCGATACCTGCGGAGCGGAGCACCAGCCATTCTTCACGGCTGACTCCGGCGAGCTTTGCGTGGATTATCGAGTGGCCGACTTTACGCACTGGGCACCTGGCCTTTCTTGTAATACGCAACCAACGCACGGCGCACAATCTCGGGGGGTGTCAGCGGGAGCCCTTGGGTGGTCGACTTCTTAATGTCGGCCTCCATCTTGTCCCAAAGGGCGTTCGGGATGAACACTACCTTACGCAGCATCTTCGCCGGCTTGACGTAAGGTGCTTTTTTCTTTGCCATTTTTGTCTCCTCTGGCTGGTGGTAAGCGGGGAACAACTTTATTGCAACGTCGAAGATTAGAAAATACACCCGGAGCGGTCAGCCGTCAACATCTAAATATGGTGTAGGCGCTGACGCTCATGTGCCATATAAAGGGGTTGACTATTTTATCGTGCGGTGGTCTATTAGTGGTAATGTGATTACAATGACAAATAGCGAGAGCGAAGGAGTCACGATGAGCCAGCCAACAGAACTGAAACCGTGCCCGTTTTGCGGGGGCGAGGCAACCACCAACGAGCGGCATAAAGACCTACAAGGGAAGTATTATCTGGTCGGATGCCGGGACTGTAACCTTGATATGTTCACGCCGGAAGATTGGAACACACGCCACCTCGACACCATACAGCCGCCCGACGCTGCGCTGGTGGAGGCGCTGGAGTTCTACGCCGAGCAAGAAAGCTATGTCATAAGCTGCGGTGATATACCTATAATATTTGATGGAGGAATCAAGGCCCGTGAAGCCCTCGCCCAGCACCGGGAGGGCAAGCAGTGGAGCGACGATGGCCCCGTATCGTATGAGTATATTGAAAGCCCATCACTCGATTTCGAGGCGGTCACCGACACCATAAGCAGGGCTATATGGCTATTCCACAAAGGCCAGTGGTACGGCCCCATCACTCCCCCGGGAGGTAAGTAGAATGAGCAAATGGTTAGGCGGATTTATTGCCGGATTCCTACTAGGGTGGGCGTTCGATCACTGGATGCACTTTCAACTTCCACCTTGGACAATGCCGTAGGAGGTAAGTAGAAATGATCCCAATAAAAGGTGGCATCGCTGACAAACTAGGCGTCAAATTCTCAGGCAATTCCGATGTACAGGAGTTAGAAGACAGGGAAGCAGCGCGGAAGCATGGTCGGGCATTCCCAGCGGATTTTGCACAGGTAACTATTGACCCCGCAAAATACTGTGATAAATCGCTATCAGGCGAGAAGGATGGTGACAAATGACCGACGACGCGAAACTCCTTGAGGCGATGGCGGAGGCAATTGCAGACAAGGAATGGTACAAGGGGTGGTGGGACAGTGCTGGCAGTGAGGCTACCAACAGGAAGGGCACCTACAGAAAGTACGCACAAGCCGCCCTAACCGCCTACCACTCCCACGCCAGCGTCAAGCGTGAAGAGGCTGGGATGGTGGAGGTGCCAAAGAATGAATACCAGCAGCTTCTTTTCGAGGTGGCAGTAGAAAGGTGTCGCGCGGAACCAACAAGCGACCAAAGCGCAGATTGTGTGCATAGGGATTGCAGAGATTATTGCGCGGGCTACTTGCTACTCAAATTAAATGAACCGCTCCAAGCCGCACAAGGCGGGAAAGGTGGAAGCTAATGTATTGCGTATATGAGCACGGAAAAGACGAACATGGTGGCTATCACGTATCCCCTTGCGGCGAGGGTTGGTGTGATACTTTTAAGAAGGCCGCAAGTTTAGCCGAGGCGTGGAATGGTGCCCCGACAGAAGAGGGGTGGGAGTGGATGCGCTACTACCCAATATGGGTGCATACCCGCACGGACAAGCTCACGGACAAAATAGGCGACCTCACCACCGCCCTTGCCACCAAGACCGCCGAGTTGATGGAGTGTGAACTAGCGTTAAAGAGAATGACTACCAGCCGCGACTGGAATTTTGCGGCCAACAAAAGAAGGAAGGCGCGCGCCGACAAAGCAAAGGCCCGGATCGCTGAGGTGGAAGATGAAAATTCAAGGTTGAAATCATGGATTAAGAAATATGTGAAAAGCGGCGAAGAGGCCATAATATCGCTAGGGCTAAAGCCATAGCGAAGGGAGCTTAGGATGAGACATTGGAACTGGCCGCTAATCGGAGTCTTGGTTCTCCTCTTCGCCTTCTGGGGCGCGGTTGTGAGCAAGGTGTTCTTCTAGTGGCCGTCTTCCGCCGACGCATCTGCACCAGCTGCAAAACGCAAGCCCGAGACACCAAGCTCTTGAAGCCGCTGCCTCGCTGTGCGTGCGGTGCGTCCATGGCCTACACCCCCAAATGGTACGTGAGCGTGCGTGTGGCGACGCCTGGGGGGCGTAAGCTGGTAACCAGGGCCGTTTCCCCACACAAGGCAGAAGCGATCGCAGAAGAGCGCCGCCTGCTCTGTGAGCGAGATCAAGGAGCGGTGGTTCGCACCGGCGTCAAGACGGACTTCGCATCGGCAGCTGCCGCATTTCTCCGGTGGGTGGATACGCAGGAGCAGCAAGGGCGGTTAAGCAGTGACACGATACGCCCTTATCGCTACCGATTAAAGGGGCACTTAGCGCCCTTCTTCGCCGGCCACGACATCAAGCATATCGACTACGACGCAGCCGACTCCTACGTCTATAAAAGGCAGGAGGATGGAGCCGCCCCAGCCACTATCAACCGTGAGCTCGCCACGCTAAAGAAGCTGCTCGCGGTTTGCGTACAAAAAAAGATCATTACACAGCACGCCCTGGCCGGCTACTCCCTGCTGCCCGAAGACAACGAGAGCGACCGGTATCTATCCGAGGGTGAGATCTTAGAGCTCCTGGGCGAGTGCTGCGAGCCACAGTACCCCGAGCACCTACACCCCATCGTTTTGCTCGCCCTGACCACGGGGCTGCGCCGTGCGGGGTGTCTGTCGCTCAAGTGGGAGGAGATCGACTGGAAGAAGCGGGAGATCGTCAAGCGCGTGAAAGGCAAGAAGCTCGTACGCATCCCCATGAACGCCACGCTACGCATGGAGCTCGCCGAGTGGAAGGTGCGCGGCAAGATTATACGCACGCACGGGCCCGTCTTCCCCTCGCCGGTCACAGGGCAGCCGATGCTGGTGACAAGCCAGTTCGGGTTTGAGACAGCGTGCAAGGCGGTTGGGCTGGGCGACATCACGTTTCATTGCCTACGCCACACCTTCGCTACGCATTTCCTTGAGCAGCACCCGGATCAGATCGAGACGCTACGGGATTTGATGGGGCACTCGGGGGCGTACATGACGAGGCGATATTCCCACATCACAGATCGGTCGCGGCATGCGGCTATGGAATCTTTTAAGATTGGAGAAGCATGATGGACATAAAAGTTGCTGCGGTTGATGGGTCAAAGACCGGCTCTGTTCTCGTCTGCGACCACTGCGACACCCAGACAAGCATGCAAGTGGTCATAATAATGCTCGGGCTATTGACTATAAGGGTTTGCCCTAGTCACGCCAAAGAACTGGCGAGCGCGATTGAGTCGGCGATGGCGGCCTTTGAGATTGGAGATCAGGGATGACCAACGAAGAGCATATCGAAAGACACAAGAAATTGCACAAGAACTTAGACGAACTCATGGCTGACTTTATTTCCAACACCGATAAAATGCCGAGCCAGACGACGGTGATGGAACTGATCGAGTGGTCGCACAAGCAGACGGTGGAGCCTGACCATGAGGAGCCTAGCTCCGGGGATGGAGGGTAGAAGGATGACCGACTTATTGCCGTGTCCGTTTTGCGGGAGTATTTGCAAGCTAAAAAGACGGACTGATATTTTTGTAAGCTGCCCCAACGGTTGCACCAGTGGCACTTTCATCCACAAGGATACGTGGAACAAGCGCTCTCTCATAGCCATGCAAGCCGCGCTCAAGGCGAGGGGTATGAGGGTGGTGCCGCTTTAGCCGGGCTAATCCCACCTCCCCTGAGCCTTAAACTCCGAGAAAAGCATGGCGTCCACACCGTCAGGGAAAGGCCGCACGAAGCCCTCTATCATGTCGAGCCCCTTGTTGGTCACTCGGCATGCGTAGAAAACCTCTCCTACCGCCCTATCCGTGGGCCACAGGGGCAACGTGAACTCGCCATTGGTCGGGTCTATGGTCGCCGTCACCTGATAACCTACGAGCTCGTGGCCACTGGTTGCGTCGACCGCACTGGTCGGCCTGCCGTGCCTGTCCACGAGCGTAAGCAGGATCTTCCACCCCGCCTTGAGCGTCGTGCTGATCCCCGAGAAGCCCTGCGCCACGTTGTTGAGCGTGCGGGTGGTGAGCGGATCAGAGAAAAATCCAGGTGAAACGTATCCGTCAACTACGTAAGGCATGATCTACTCCAGTCTATTCGTGCCAGTGGCCCTCAAAGCAATGGCGCAATTCGTGGCCAATCGTCTCGTTGTATTGCCCAGTGAGACGGTACTCGCTTTCTTCGAGAATAAATATATCGCAAGACAATTCATCCCAAACAGCGTGCCCGAGAACGGTTGGCCCGAAGGAGGACTCCATTTCCTCGGGGGTGATGATATGCTGTTGCACGAGCACGCCGTCACCGCACCCGACGAAGAATAGTAGAGGCAGGGCTATCAGCAGGGGTTTCATTAGTTCACGCTCCTTGATGTTTCATACCAAACGGCATCTATATATACAAATTCTATTATGTCGCCTTGTACGCCACCATTCCAATCCGCACCGCCTAACAACACTAGCGTTGCGCCATCTTTGAAGTCTACACCTACACCTTGTATCCAGAGTGTTATTTTCTGTCCCTCGGTACCGTCGTCGAAAGTTGTTATATTGTGTGTTGCGGCAGTTTTAAAAACGTTCCCACCAGCAACAGAAGGCGTATCGTCTCCACTTGAGAAAGTGATAACCGCTAGAGGGAGTACAGCCCCGCCACCCGCTGCGTCGGCGTGGTCATGTGCGGCGTTGGCGAAGCTCGCTATGGTTGGCACCAGGAGCGTATTGCCACCGCCCGCTGCGTCGGCGTGGTCATGTGCGGCGTTGGCAAAGCTCGCTATGGTTGGCACCAGGAGCGTGTTGCCACCGCCCGCCGCGTCGGCGTGGTCATGTGCGGCGTTGGCAAAGCTCGCTATGGTTGGCACCAGGAGCGTGTTGCCACCGCCCGCCGCGTCGGCGTGGTCATGCGTAGCGCTCGTGTAGTCGGTGATGGTGGGGGTTGCGATGGATGTGTCTACGTAGGCCTTAACCGCCTTCTGCGTCGGCGCGTAGTGGTCGCTATTATCGGTGAATGCCACATCAGCCGCAAGCTCCGGCTTAGGATCAATGCCTATAACGCCCTGCGAGGGATTGTCAGCTATAACAAGTCCAACCTCAACAGTGAAGTGTGGCGATCCGGGCGGGGTGTTGACAACGGCACCGGGAGTAGTCGCAGATAAAAAGAGGTGGTCACTTTCGCTGAACGCCGAAGTGTCAAGATCGCGCACCGCACCAAAGCGGGTGACGTATCCAAATCCATTGTTTGCTATTCCACCGGGGGTTGTAATCATCCCGATATTGTGGCTCGTGTCATGGTCGGAGGCGTCGGTCAGCCCCACAACCAAATGGATGCCCGTTGACCCAGCGACGTAAACCATATCGCCATCGTCTACAGCGGAGCCGCTTTCATTCTTTACCCACAGCGGTAGCTCTTGGCCTATCTGCATAACGACGCCGCCGGGAAGGCCGAGGTCTAAGGTCTTAGAGGTGTCGTTCCACGCAAGCTCGCCTGTCCCTACGGTAACGACTGCGCCAGTGTCGAAGGTTATGGACTCAACCGCGTCGAGGGTGGACAGCAGGCCCCCGCCAGCAGCGCCTAGGTGGTCGTGCGTAGAATTGGTGAAGTCGGCCACGGTAGGCGCCGAGAGCGTAACCCCTGCGTCCGTCCCGTCAAGCAGGCTCGCATGCGTGTAGAAGTTGGTATCGAGCTCGCTCCAGGTAACGGTGGTTCCCTTGCCTGCGCCCCACGGCCCTGCGTCGCGGTAGACTATGGCGGCCCAGGCGGGTACGCAAAGGGTGAAAATAAGCGCGGCGACAACCGCCAGCGTGCGTAGGGATTTGCCGTTCATCTTTTATCTCCTCATAAGTATGGTTCTAAAGACGTTTTGCCATGCGCCACCCACGGGCACACCAGCCTTAACGCTGACCTCCTCGGAGAAGTCCGAAGCTGGACGCCCCATGAAGCTATTATTCAGCACTGCGAAAAAGTATGTGACCCCATTGGTAAGCGATCCTACCACTTCACCAGAGGACACACCAATTATTCGCGTACTCGCACCGGTCACAGGCGACGAAGTATCCCAATACAAGTCCTGGTCGCCAGCGTCGGCACCCTCAACCCACGTTACCGTTACCTGCTGGTCTGCGGGGGTGGCTACCACACTGGTCGGCGCTGCAAGGATGATATTAAGCTCTACCGTGTCGACGTCGCCCCATCCGTTTACAGCGTCGAAGCCGCGCATGGAGATTACATTGACAGCGTAGTCGAGCGCGCTGGGGTCAATGTCGGCGGCGGCGGTCTTGCTCGTTGCCGTGCCCGTCAGGCTGTCGAATGAATTACCGCTACCCTCTCCGGGGTCTGCGCCAAAGAACCACTCGGCGTCCGTTATCGTTTCCGAGGCGGTGTCGATGTCGCAGCTTATGGCAACGCTGGTCGAACCCTTCGGCGTTGAGGTGGGTATGACTGCGGCGTTGGTGGTTATGGGGGTGACAGCGGCCGGGGTATACACTATGAAAGCAGAACCCTGCTGCTGGACGTTTGGGAATGTTTCCGAGAGCGGGTCAGGTAGGGGCACCGTAGCTGGGTCTTGGCTTGTTTTAACCCATATAGCCTGCCCGCTACCTGTGCCGTCGTATCTATAATCGTGGCCGGTATCATTTGCTGCCAGAGCAAAACGGTACTTTTCACCGGACGTTATTGCTGGTTTTGTACTGTAGTCATATCTATTCCACCACCCGCCGCCAGAAGAATCGGCGCTATCTGGAGCCTGTAACAACTCACTATCGGGTACCACATCTGCGGTTGTTGATGTTGCGTCTTCGTATACTCCTACTCGCGTAGCGGCAAGCCCCGTGGTGTCAGCATTTAGCCCAAATACTAGCTGGTCTACATCCCCGCTTTCAGATGCTAACCAGCCCGTTGTGTTCAACGTATCCCCAAAAGTATACAGGAAGTCTGCCGAGGCAGACCACGTAGAAGCCCCCATAGAGTTATACCCCAGGTCTGCGCTCACGGCTATAGTCTGAGGGTTCCCAATCCCCCGGCGCGTCATATCAGCGTCAAACTGTGCATTTCTGAAAAACACTTTGTCGAAAACGCCGTGCGACACTTCTCGATATCTGCCGTATGCCCAGCCTGTTATTTCCCCATTAAGCCAGCCGATTGCGACCGGGCGGGGAAGGTGGGTAATCTTGCCGGTGGTGTACCGATGGTGGCCGCCGCTGTTGCGCTTGTCCAAATGATAAATGGCGATGGAGTAGGGCACCCAATCAGGGTAGGTCGAACCGGGCAGGAAGTTGGCGGGGTCTTGGATGGTAAAACTGCAATCATCCACCATGCCGCTAAATTCAATGCGCTTCGGTATCCACTCACCTTGCGGAATATTCGCAACGGGCATTCCGCTGTAGATCAGGGCTACGCCGTTGCCGAGGTAGTTCTCCAGCGCGTCGGGTACACGGGCACTTTGGAGGTCAACCAACTGGAGGAAGGTTGCGCCGTAGATGTGATTTTTTAGCGGGATTTTCCAGCCGTAGGGAGTTTCCACCATCGGGCCGTCGTACTCCAGACCCACCGGCTGCATGTAAAGCACATCGGTAGAGCCGTCCTGCCACGGGTAGAGGGCAAGAGCTTTGGCGTCCAGGTCGAGGTAAAACGATCCACCGCGCTCAATGGCGTCGGCTTGCTGAGATACCCCCTCGTTGAGCCACGCGCCGTTAAGGCGTCGCCAGCCGTCAGGCGCAGCAATAGCCGTTGAGGCCAGGAGAACTAGGGCGAGGAGGGAGAGGGCTAGTTTACGCATGAGCTACCTCTTCTATTGCGTGAACACGTAAAAATATATGACTCCGGTGTTTGCGTCGCCTATCCCGGTGCAGGTCAGCGTATGGAGGCCTATCGTATAGGGTGCGACAACGGTGGTCGTGTCCTGCGCCATGGGGTAGACCTGCTCGGTGGCCGTAGTGCTCCGCCCGGTGACTACTCCGCCCAGCACATCCACTCCGTCTGCGTCAGCGAGGGTACATGCCCACACGCCGCTAGGCGCTTCACCCCCATCGCCGGGGTTCGTCACAACGCGCATGATGTAGCCCGAGAGAAAGAACGTCCCGGTAGCGTTCGTCGCGTCGGCCGCCAACGAACACGCGTATTTTGCCGTGTCGCCGTCCTGCTTCGAGCAAGAGATTGTGCCGGCTGCGTAGGCCGATACGCAAAGGGCGACTGACATAACTGCTGCGATCATGGTTACCAGTAATATTTTACGCATGTGGATCTCCTCGTTGTTACGGTATTGGCGGCTAAGCACCGCCGACTAGGTACTTGGCGACTGCGGCCTTTACGGCCAGCCCTATGGCGCCAAGGACGAATAGAACCACAGCGGTTATGACAACCTTGGTTGTGGTCTTCTTGGCAGTTTCCATGCTCCGAGAAAAGGCCCGCATGTTGGGCCAGACGTGATCGAACTCTTCTTGCGAAACGCTAAAGCGGCATGAGTGTTCGTGATGCTCATTGAGTGCCGAAACAATGGCTCTCACGTCTTCGTCAGTTAAGTTACGTGCGCTCATTATTCCCCTTAATCCCTGCGAATAGCCGCAGCGTCTCTCGGTCGTCAATGGCTTCACCTCTCGGATGAACCTAGTATGTTACAAATCTTTCCTGTAAAGCAACGTAGAATCCGACTCTGCTGCGTACCTGCGTAGCTTCTCAGCCACGATGTTTATGCGCTCAGTGAAGTGGTCTACGATGGCCTGGCGGTCTTCGGCAGTCGTGTTCGGACTACGCAGCCGCTTCGCCATGGCCGCCTTCGAGTCTGTGATCTCCCGCTGCAGGTCGCGTATGTTCCAGCTGCGAGTCTCCACCGGGTCGTAGTTGTAGAGGTTGACGCCTATCAGCCTGGCCAATGCGTCGCCGTGCGTAGATCTCGGGCGGCCGCGCGCGTCGAGCTTGCCGGTAAGTGCGTCGATCTCTTTACCCAGGAAGCCCTTGCCGCCGATATTCACCCAGCTTGGCGCGGCCATATTATACATATAGGTGAACACGGCCTGTAGCTTCTCACCAGGCGGCGCGTACGGGTCTACAATGGGCCGCTGGGAGAAGGGGTCGATGTTGGTCTTCACTGCAGTTATAATGTCGTATGCTGGGGAGCCTGCGAAGCCTAGGCCAGATACCAGCTTGAATACGTCGTCCACTTCGCGGTCTTTTCCTGCGATCTTGCCTACCCTGTAGAGCGATTCGCTCCACGCCGACCACGGGAAGAAGTAGCCGATGTCCACGACTTTCCAGCGCCCCTGCTCGTCCTTGACCGGCAGGATGTACGCATGGCCCTTCTCCTGAATCCAGCCAGGCATGGCGGCCATGAGCTTGTCGTACTCCTCGTCGTCCACGTCCAGCGACTGAGCTACCGCGTACGGAATAGCCATCGTGGCTGCCATGAAGGGTAGGCTGTGCATCGGGTGGTTCACCATGGAATCGAGGATGCGCGGCAAAACCTTGAGCGTGTAGGTGATAAATGGCGACCCGAGGTAGTGATCGCGCGCAGCCTTAACGGTTGGCGAAACCTCGGAGTAATCGAACAGCCACTTGTGCGCCGAAAGAGCGGCCTGCTCCGGGCTCTTCCCGTGCTTCTCTATCTCGTCGATGATCTTAGCGGTCTTGCCCAATGCTTCCATCAACTGATAAACGTCGCCAGTCGCGTTCATAAATGTGGCGGCCATGAGCTTCATAGTCGTGAAGAAATTGCCCCCGCTCTGGCGGTTGGTAACGTCCAGCAAGTCCGTCTCGATGCGCTGGAGCTCGGTGTTTGAGAACGTGGCCTCGGTGACTCCGTACTTCTTGGCTATGCGCCAGTAGTTCCCGTTATTGCGTATTTCGCCGGCCGCTCTGGACATAAGGCCGGGTATCCGGTGCCAGCCTATGCCGCTCATGCCTAGCATGATACCGTTGGAAACAAAGTTGCGCACCTGGCCGGAGACGTTGGCGGCAGTTTTAGACCACTTCCAAACTCTGATCGACTTTTTCAAGAATGTGTCAAGCTGCTTGCCCAGCCCTTCGTCTCCGATTGCTGTGCGAACAACACCCACCAGATCGTTGGCAATCTCTTTGCGTACGACCATGCCGCCGAGGGGCCCGTACTTCTTGCCCTTCGGTATCTGTGCGTAGCCCTCTGGCATTGGGGTTCCTTCGGGCGGCCCGAACTCTTTAACCAGCGCGTCCATGCGGTCGGCGATCTTCGCTGCTTCTGCGCGCTTCTCTTCGTTCATCAGGTGAAGAGAAGTTCTAATCCGGTCGCGTTCTGTCGCCAGCCAAAACACGCTTACGAGCTTGCCGCCCTTGAGTTTTGGCACACCACGCACCTGCTCGCCCACTCCTGCACTCCGGGCTTTGCCACGGTTCCAGTCGAAAGGGTCTATCTCTGCTACGCGCCGGCCAAGCTCTGCGTGGTCTGCCATGGCTTGCGCACGGTTGGGGCCCACGATCCCGGCCAGGTTCTCGGGGCTCACGTTGTCGTGCTTGATATTCTCTTCAACGATCTCTTGCGCCTTGATGGTGTAGGTGCCGTCAGCGTTCTTCTTGTACCGATACCACCGGCCTAGCTTCTTCCAGCCGCTCTTCTTGTACGTTTCCTTGCCGCGAATCTTCTCCATGGCCGGGGTGCCCTTACCTTCACGCACGGCGTTGGCCACCTTTTCATTGCCGAAGAAGTTGTTGAGCTCGGAGGCGTTCACGTTCTCATGTGTGAAGACCTTGCGCGATCGCTTTACGCGCTGCATCTTGTAGGTGCCGTCTTCGTTAATGTCGTAAGACCACGGGCCCAGCTGGTAGCCGGGGCTCTCCTGCCATGCCCATTCGACCAGCGAGCCAGGGAGCACCCAGTCATGGTGCTTGGCTATGTCGTTCAGCCAGTCGAGAATAACCACGTCGCGCATCGGGAGGTTATACGCACGAGACACCAGATATGCAGGGTCGGTGATCTCTCCGTTGGCGATACGCTGCTCATCGGTCATGTTTTTGTTGCGCTTCTTTGTGTAGCCAAGCCCCATCTTCTTCCCGGTGCTCATGGCTTTTACGCCCTCTTCACCGATGAGATATTTGAGGTAGACGCGCGGCAGATACTGGCCTCTATTTTCGTCGATTACATCCTGCGGCAGCAGCCTGTGAGCCACCAGTATGTCGCCAACGGTTTCAACGGTCTGCTTTGCTTCCTGCGCGGCCTTGCGCCACTGCTCCGGTACGGCGTTAATGTCGGCCTCTTTGTTGGTGAGGTATTCGTAGACCAGCTTCGCGTCTTCGCCACTCAGGTCACGCAGCATCTTGTAGAGCTTGGCAGTCTTCTCTTTGACATCCCCCAGCAGGCCAAGAGCTATGTACCGGCGTGCCTTGTACTCGTCGGCGTCCTCAAGGCCCATGAGCGGGGATGCAATAGCGTTGTCGGTGCCGTCTATGATCTTGTTCGCACGGTCACGCAAAGACATCCGGGTCGCCGCCTGGGCGGGGCTCGGGTCGGTCTCTTCAGCCAGGGAGTAATCTGCACGCGCCACAGGCTTGCGATCGCGATAGTCTCGCTTGGCGAGCTCTCCGCTTTCGAGGTCTGCGAACACGTCGTCAGCTGCGAGGTAACCGTAACCGGTAAGCGCGTTTTTGATGCGCTCAAGGAAGGCCTGCAGCTTTTTGAAGATGCGCTGCGCCTGGGCGGTGATCCCGTCCTTGTTACCCATGACCCAGCGTGCGTAGGCGTCAGCCCTTGTCTCGGCGCCGGCCTTTGCTTCTGGCGGGTATTTCTTGTCGAGCACCGCGCGCTCTTCTTTGGTAATAAGGCCCATGTTTTCGGCGACGTGAAAGAGCTCGTGATAACCGGTCTCTTCGGTGGCTGCGTCCATGGCCAGGCGGATAAGGCTACGCATCGAGCCGTCAGAGAAGACCTGCGTTTCCGCATGGCCTGCAATCTTAACTTGCTGCTTGCCTTTGCCGTGCGCTTTGCGCGCTTCTTCGGTGATCTCTTCTGGGTCAATGGTCTCCAGAATGCCGAGGTTGACCACGGCCCCACGCGGCAAGGCCTTCTTTAGCGCGGTGCGTATGCGCCTGATAGCCTTGATGTTTAGGGCTACGACCTCTCCCTCTTCGGTGACTGAGAACGCTTCCTGCGTGGCCGCTTCGGGGTTACGCACCGAGTAGCGCACGTCTTTTTCGTACACGATTTCGAGCACGCGCTGCAGATTTTTCTTCGGGAAGAAACCGACTTTTGATTTGCGGGTGCCACGGCCTACGTCTTGGAAGCCGCGCTCGCTCTCCATGAGGGCCAAGAGATCTTTGTCGAGAAAGAACACTGCGCCGTCGCGCTTGGTGTGCGGTACGCGTAGCTGGTGCTGCCCGTTATCGTCGCGGAAGACGCGCACGCCGTCTCGGGTAGTGGAGATCGACTGTACCGCTTCTTCGGGCTGCGCGTTAAGCCAGCTGGCCGCTTCCTCCGGGTTCACGGAGCGCCATGCCCTGAGATTGTCGATGCCTTCCTGGTCTACGCTCGTGGGAACAAGTATGCCCTGCTCTTTCGTGCCGTCTGCGCGGGTGAAGGTGATGACGCTACCGTTTTTGACAGCGCCAAAGCCTGCGAGCAGGTTGCCGGTGACGATGTAGCGGGTGGCCTTCGTCTCTTTCGGTGCGTAGGTATCCCAGTTCTTGCGTATTTCGCCGCTAAAGTTCTCACGGCTGCCGGCGAGCATCGCGTACTGCATCATGCGTAGCGAGACGTTGCGGTCGTGCGACGCCAGGGCGAAGTTGAATTTTATCTTGCTGCGCGCTGACGGGTTGCCGGTGCCCTTGGCCACTGTCACGCCAGTTACGACTGCTGGCACGCGCACTCCGGTTTCTTCATCGAGCATTAGCATGTGCGAGCTACCGATAGTGTAGCGCTCGATCATGTCCTCGGCCTGCGTGAAGGTGCGGTGCGCCTCGGCGATCATCTGGTCGAAGAATGCAACCGACCGCTCTTCCACAAGGGCTATCTCGCGCTTCTCCATCTGCGCTGCGACGTAGTCGTCGTAGGCCTTCCTGAGATCGCTGACGATCTTTGCGCTGTGCTCAACCGGCTTATCGCCTGCCAGGGCCTTGGTGACTATCTCTTCGAGCTTGAGTCCTGAGTAGGGCTTGTTCATGTTGCGCACGAGCATTTCTTCGAGCACCGCGTCGGCCGCGAAGGGGTTGTCCGGGTCGGTGCCGGTGTGGACTACGTCTTTGCGCTGCGTCTCTGCGCGAAAATCAATGTCTTCGGTGACAAGGTTGTTCTGGCCAATCGAATTAAGGTACTCGATATGCGCTTCAAACATTTCGGTCACTTCTGAATAGAACCGCCCCTGCGTTTCAGCCGGCAGCAGCGCTATGCGTCCAGAGGCTTTGCGGAAAAAGCCGACCACGTCTCCGCTCTCGTCACCCTGCGCGACACTCATGCTTATCATGCTGGCCACGTCCGGGTTGGACTGCAGCCACTGGGCCACCATGGCGTCGCCGTACTGGTTCATCATGTCGGGGATGTGCTGCGAGAACGCACTATCTGCGTCGGCAGAGGTGTTCGCGCTCATGGACTTGAGCTTGCCTTCGAGCACAACGGCGGGGCGCGTCTCTGCAGGCAGGGCGGTGTTGAAGAAGGTATAGCTCGGCTTCTGCACTTGGCCTTTGCGGAAGATGCGGCCAAGCATCTGAATGACGGTATCAACGTTCAAGTCAGCCTGGGCGACTATCATGTGCCTCGGGCGCTTGTCGGCGGTCTTCGCGGTGGGGTGAAGAGAGAGCCCGGTAGACCCTGCGCGGTTGATTATCAGCGCGTCAATATCGCCCTCGTTAAAGCCACGGATGGTCTTCTTGCGGTTGGTATCCTGGGCGCTGCGCTTTTTGATGATGCCCTTGTTGCCCTGCATGTCGATGTAGATGTCTCGACCAGTGATCTCACCGGTGCGTATGCCGGCAGACTCAAGACGCATACGCATTCTGTCTATCGGCGAGCTCGTAACGCCCGTCACTAGATCTTCGATGCGGGTCTTCACACGTAGGTAGGAGGCGTAGGCGTCGGGCGCGTGCTCGGCAAGCTGCATTTCCGTGAGGTAATGAGCGGTCTTCTTGTCCTTCTCGTCCTTCACGGTGTAGCGGAGCGTGTTGCGTAGGGCCTTCAAGAGCACGGATTTAAAGCTCGTGCCTATCTCGTCACCCAGTTTTAGGTTTTCAGCCGCCATCATGTCGTGAAGAAAGGAGCCCATCGTGTTCATAAGGCCGATGACAGGCTTCTCTCCACGCTTGAATGCGTCAATAGCCTCGTTGGCCACCGCGTCTGCCTTGATAGCCAGGAGCATTTGCGCCACGTAGTTGTGGACAACCGAAGGAAAGGCCACGCTGTTCACCTTGAAGTTGTCTTGGCCGGCCTCGGCCACATGCCCTTCCTCTTCAAGTAGTGCCGGCCATGCTGCCTCCATTTCCTCCTGCAGGTCGCGGCTGAAAGTTACAAGCCGGCGCATTTCACTGGTGAGCTTGTCTGCGTCGACTGCGTCACGCACGGCGTTATCGTCGTCGACCTTGCGTACCATCTTATCTATCTGGGAGAAGTCCTGCTCGCGCCGGATGTAGTGGCCACGCTCAGTCAGGAAACGGGAGACCACCTGCTGCAAAGCCGTAGAGCCCCGTTTCATCGCCTCGGTAAGCTGCTCGAATGAGAGCCCGGACGTTCCAAGCACGGTGCGATAGTAGAGCGGCATGTTGCCGGGGCGCTTGGCGAAGGTCGCACTCAGATAGAGAACTCCGGCAGCCTCTGCGATCATTTCACGCACGTACTCTGCGGTGTTGAGCTTGGGGTTGCCGTCTTTATCGACCTTCGCAGCCTTCGGCCTACGGTCTTGCGCGGGTGCTTCGCCGCCTGCGTTGTGGGCTTCGTCCAAGATGACGATGTTGTCGTCTGAGAGCTTGAGCAGGATGTCTCGCTGCGCGTTGTTGATGCGTACCTGCGAATAGGTGGTCATAAGCACGCCGTAATCGTTGTCTTTCAGGTACTTCTTCGGGTCGGCCTTGAGCGCCCTGTAGGTGTCGGTCGTCCTCTTGCCGAGACCGCCCTGCTTCTTGTAGACCACGCTGCCCTGCGCGTCGGTGATGTTGGCTTCCTTGTCACCGTGCATGATGAAGGGGGTAACTTCGTGGCCTATGTCGTTGAGGTCGCGGTTCATGTCGGTGAGGAGGTTGGCCTTCTCAGTCATAAACACAGCCGTCTTACCCTGCAGGTTTGCGTAGCGGATCAGCGCAGCGGCGACGCGGCCCTTACCGATGCCGGTCATGTCGCCGTTGATCTTGCCCATGCCGCCTTCGATAGCGTCGATTGCAAGGGCTATAGCGTCGATCTGCTCTGCAGAGAAGCGCGAGTCGCCGTCAACCGTAGTGTAAAGAGCCTCAGAGCTCGGGTAGTCGAGTTTGCCGGCTACCCAGGTGTCGAGGTCGCCGTGAGCGTCTACGATCTTCTGTAGGGCCTTACGCAGCGGCGCGGCCTGGTTCTTTGGAACGAGGTTGCCGCCGCTCTCTCCCTGCGATACCGGGTCATAGCGGGACTGCAGTTCACTCACCTGCGTCGGGGGCTCCGCCTTGGGGGCTTTCTTCGGGGCCTGTTCGGCCTTGGGCTCTGCGTATGCGTCGTCGAGGTTGAATGCATGCACCTCTTCCTTGGTCGAGAAGCCGGGCTCCTTGGATGCGCGTGCAATCTTGCGGTAGATGGGTTTGATGTAGTCTCGGATTGCCGTACCGAACCTGCGTGCGAGCTCGGTGGATACCTCGGCTATGGTGCGAAGGCCAGCCTCTGAGTAGAGCGTGGCTATCTTAATGCCGAGCGAGATGACCTTCGGATCTATGCCTGTGCGTAGTGTGGTGGGGTCAAGCTGTACGTCGAGCTCTTTTTCAAGCGCGTCGAGCTTCGCCTGCTTCTCGTCGGAGAGCCGGCTTAGAACAGCGGGGCGGTCTCCCACAGCAGGCCCTCTAACGTCCACTCTTCCAGCAGCTGCTCCGGCGTCTGGAACTCCGACACCTTTTCCTGTGCCTTCTCGTCCCTGCCGTTTGTCTCCAGCGCGCTCTCCAGGCTTCTCGCGATCTCCTGGTTTCCCCCGGTCAGCGTCACCGCGTCGCCCACCGGCCCCATCGCCTCGCTCACCAGTATCCCTAATTCCACGTCGTTGTTTTCCAGTAGGACTTCCAGCGCCTGTCTCAGATACACTTGGAACCTCCTTCCCTTCCAGTACGGCTGCAACGTCGTCAAAGTTCTGCGCGCTCTCCACCTGTGCTTGCGTAGTGGGTGCGAAGGTCTTATCGGCTTGGGCCTTGACCCCGTCAATCGTAATGAGTCTGATCGGAAAAGTCGTGCCCTGCTTACGGTAAACGTCGCCGCTTATGTCTATATTATGCGTCACATTGTAGTGGCTGTAAAGGTAGTTTAAGAAAACCCTATCAGTCCCGGTCATTTTACCGTCTTTAAAATTGTGGCCGCCGACGATGAATGCAGCCTTGCCGTCGTCTTTAAGCGCCATCAAAGACTCTGCTACTATCTGGTGTTCCAACTTCTTGAGCGGGAATCCATCGAACTCGCGCACGCTGTCAGCCGTGCCGAAAGGCGGGTTCATAATTACCCGGTCAAACTCACCTTCCATATCGGGATCGAGCTCAAGGCTTGCGTCGTCGTTGGTGACGGTGAAGCCCAAAGCCTCCAGGTGCTGCGTGCGGGGCCCGGTGTCCAGCTCGTTGGTGACAACTTCCTGCGGCTTGGCTACGCCGGCGACCAGCATGCCGTTTCCTGCGGTGGGCTCGTAAACTGTCAGCGTGCCCTTTTTATCCATCCCGAGGTGGCGCTGCATGAGATACGCAAGCGGCGCCGGCGTGCTGTACTGCTGCAGGGCCATGCTCTTGGAGTCGCGCTGCGTGAGACCGGCCTGTAGTTCGTAGAGGTCTTTTGCCTGCTGCAGCTTTT